ACCTTTACCTTCGCCTTTCTTTTTCCCTTTGTCATCTTTTTCTAATACTGCCAACATTTTCTTGTTGACATCAAGTAAAGCATCTAATCTACTACTTATTTTTGCACCGTCTGCTGACATTAACTTTAGATTTATTTTGACTATATTCTATATATCAAAAGACCTGTGACTATTACGCCACAGGTCTTGGATGTTAAAATTTAGGCATATTGAAACTTGGCATCGATGGCATTTTAAATCCACCAGGCATTTTTGAAAGTTGGTTCGTATCAAAACGAGGCATATTTTCTTTCTGCTCTGATTCTTCTTTTTGCCTTTGTTTGTTCTCTCTTTCTGACCATTCTTTCTGTTTTTCCATTATGTACTCTGCTCGATAAAATTCCATTTTATCTAATTCACTTGGTTGAAGACGTAGAATCTTTAAGAGTAAAAATTCAACATCAAACCAATTCTCCAAAGATATCTGAAATAAGGAAAATAGATTTGATTCCTCCCTGAAAGTTGAGAGGAGCGGTGACCTCCGCACCGCTTGGATTGACATATCGTATTTGCGGATTTACTGAAGATGCTAAAATTTCAACCAATTTATCTAACGCTGAAATACGAACTACTGACCAGCTATAAGAATCTTGGACTGCTTTGTCATAAGATGCTTGTGTTAAAGCTCTCCAATCATTAAATAAGAAAGGTGCATATTTAATAAATGCTTTATCAAAGTTTTGGCCTTGTTGTTGTTTTGTTTTAATGTAATTTTTAATAAATGACATCACACCTAATGTTGGAAAATACATAACAAATTTTTCACCATTTCTCATTTCGAGTTTGAAACAGTGTTCTTCGTGGCTAAAATATTTCATCATTCTTTCATCAGGGTTGAAGTAATCAATTACATCTTTTGTTACTTCAATTCTATCACCTACACCATCGTTATCTGTTACATTAACATATAGTTTGTTCTCTCCATTCTTAAACGTGTAGTCTCTGATAGCAAAAATAAGATAGAAACGGTCAATCTCTTTTAAGTCTTTAAATGATGCAGCACGTCCTGGGATTTTAATTTTGCAACATTTTTCAATAATAAAATTAAGCATATCATCTACACCCAATAAGTCGTTCTCGTCAATTGTTGACCAGTGACGAATTTCAGCAACAGTTGCAGCACGAATTGCCACTTGTGTTCCGGATTCATAAAATAAACCTTGAGACGGTAGATATTCAATTGGAATGTTTTTCCATCCAAGTTCAGATGCTATTGGGTCATCAACATCGTAGACTTTAAATTTTTCTGCTGTTCCTAGTGAAGTTACCTTAGCGACTTCAGGCTGTTTTGCTTGTAGAGGTTCATTACCTACAAGCATTTGTGCTTCTTTTTCAATTTGGTCTCTTAAACTTTCAGAGTCTAAATTTTGTTCGTTTTGCATATTACGTTTTTTGAGTTAAAAAATATTTATTTAGTATATATATCAAATCCAATTCTAAGTAGCCATTTAAAATAAAAAAAGCTACCATTACTGATAGCTTTTTGAAAAAATATGCAAAATGATTACAAAAATTAAAGAATTGTTTCTTCAAAGTAGTCACAACGGAAAACAAAACCTCCGATACGGTAAATGTCATTGTTGCTGTAGTCAGTTTCAATTTTGGGTAGCGGTGAAGTAGGAAAACAAATTGGATATTTAACTTGGCGGAAAATATCACCGTTTTTGTTAAAGAAGTTGATAATCATTGGACCACCAACATAGTCACGCTTTAGACCCATACGACCTGTTAATGGATCGTAAATTAAATCCGTCCACTGACGAAGTGCTTTATAGACATACATTGAGTTAGCATCATCCAAGTTAACCTCGAAGTCAATTGCAACATCATTTGTTGTCTCATCAACCATACCGCCGGCAAAGGAACGCTTTGCTGATTTGTATTTTTGCTCGATAACACCCGGTTGTTTATTGGTTTCGATACCATCGACCTTTAAAACTTGCTCCATAACCAATGACCATGGAGAAACCGATGGTGGTGGAGTTAACTGAATCTCAAATTGAGCATTATATATAGGCTCGTAGCGGTTCATCGCCGCCTTGGAATTTCTATAGTGTGGTAAACCTGCCATAATTTATTTTTATTTTTTTAGTATATATCAATTTAAACAGCGGCAAAACCACCTGAAGCGATTGCGCCGGTTTTGAGAACTGTAATACGGTTGACAAATTTTTGTAGACCTCTTGCTGGTTCGACTCCAATATCAAGAATACCAAAGTTTTGGTCAATGATTTCCGCAGTGTTATTAGTCTCATCCATAATTACAGAGTAAGCATAGATACCTTGACCGTTTCGAACACCATCCAAGTAAGTTTCAACAATTGTTCGGATTTGAAGACGAGTTGAAGCATCGTTAAATTCAAACAAGTAGTTTTGAAGAATATCAATTACAGCATCTTCAATTGTTATCAACAAGTCACGGACGTGTAGATTATTGAATGCAGAAATTGTTCTTTGGTAACCAGTTTGGTTTGCATAAATCATTGGTCCAACATTTTTAACAACAGTGATTGGATTCAATCCAATTGGCTCCAAAAATTCACGGTCACGTAATAAGAAGTCGTATTCTAGACCATTATATTTTGCATCCGATATAACACCTCGTCTTGGACCTGCCACGATTGCATACGGTTCTCCGTTGATAAATTTACGGACAAAGTTGTTTGAAACGTGAGCAGCTGGTGGAATACTTTTATTCTTACCGTCTTCACGAAGAATGATGTTCGGCGTAAATACACCAATAAATTTAGCACCATTTTCTTCATCGGGTAAACTCCAAGTATAAGAAGGTCCTAATGAAAGATTACCACCCGTTGAGATATATTCGGTATTCAATACAGGTTTTGGATTTCCAGTTGCAGCATCCGGCAATTCAGTAAAACGTGGGTCAGTACTTGCTTGGAATTCAGCCATTGAAGGCGCATTCAAGATTGCCATACATTGCATTCTATTTTTTGCAAGACGACTCAAGTATTGTTTAGGACCCATACCAGGTTCCAATCCACCATTGAATGTATCAATAACATAACGGTATTGAATAATATCCTTTGATTGTAAAGTTACACCAACATTTGTGGTTTCAATTACACTCAAGATTTTCTCCAACTGCGCAGGTGTGCCTGGCATATGGAATTCAGTCATCTTGAATCCTGAAAGAGATGTAAATTGGAAACGGTCAACAAATTTCTGAATTGGCGTAAATTTAGTAATATAGTCAATTCCGCTTAAAGAAGTAATTCCTGGGATTTGAATTGCTGTATATTCAAAATAAGGAACACCTGTTGCTGGATCGAACTTTTTCACTTTAGCAGTAATTCTCGTTAATTTTGGATTATTGGCATCGTTGTTTACAACAAAGTCACCAACTTCCAATAATGCAGCATTTGTTGAATTTAATTTGAATTTTTTACCACCTGCAAATAAACCAGGACTTTCGATAGAAATATTTGAACTAATATTCTTTGCTGTAGAAGAATAAACTGCAAATACAGTTTCAGTACCCACTCCAATTTGTTGAGTGCTATCAACAAACGTATGATTTAAAGAGGCATAAGAGGCATTGGCACGAGTTAACAATTGCGTATCTGAATATTGGCGAACTCGAACACCATTCAATCCGTATGCTACTTTAGAGTATTGACTTGCAAATTTACCCCATTGTAAATCAACATTTAAGTAGTTGAATTGAGAAGGGCCCGCGGCATATTTAACACGGTCACCATCAACTACAAGACTACCTTTAATGTTTGTACTTAATTTTGCGCCAGGGTATGCTTCAACATAAGCAAGTTTTGTAATATCAGAAGCATCAAGATTAAAAGGTACAAGTAATGGACCAGCAGTTGTAACTAATATTTCACCTCTAAAAATAGTACCACCTGGTAGTTCTACTCTTACTATATTACCTATAGTTAATCCAGCAAAAGCATTGTTGTCTGCACTATCCACAATTCTAACCTGCCTGAATGTTGGGCTTATAGAATCTAAATCAAAAGCAGGTCCGGTAGAATTAAAAATATGCCATGTTCCAGCAATTGGAAGGTCAGCAGTTTCATCATACAGTATTACTTCATTTACAGAATTAGATACTACTGTTTGTCCAATACCATCAACGCTATTGATTTGTGCACTTGGGTTTAAAATATATCCAAATGTTTCACTAGGTGCCCCGCCTGCCGTTTCTAAATCAGGAATTAAATACTCAGCAGCAGTAACGGATGTTTTGAACAATGTCACTTTAATACTTCCTGGTTGTAAATATGCTAAAAATTCGTCAGCAGGGAAACCAGTAACAGCCCATTTATCAATATAAAAAGGTGCACCTTGTTGTAATCCAGTTGTTTTAACAGTAATGGTGGTAACACCACTGGATGATGATGCTGAGAAGATTTCAAAATATTTGCTGTACCCAGCTGCTTCAATTAAAATAACATCATTTGCAGCAGGTGTTAAATTAGTATAATCAGAAACATCAATAATATTCGCTGTTGTTGGGATTAATGCAGCAACAGTTTCTTCAATGTAATCAGATTCAGGTGTTGTTAAGGCACTGTTTTCGTAATTTGCATCTGTGTGGTTCGGGGTAGTTAATTGTAATAAAATTTCAGAACCAGTATCAATTACGTTTTCGACTTTAACAAAGTCAAATGGTGTTGCACTTCCATCAATACCACTATCGGCAACTGTTGCACCGTTTGTTATAATTAGTGAATTTCTGTTAAATCCATTTAACAAAGCTTCCCATTGTGCAGGTGTAAATGTAGTGTCGCTTGGGATTGGTTTTGGAATTGCTAAAACATTACAGAATTTTCCACTAACACCGCCGTATGCTACAGATTTCATATAAGGAGGAACAGAACCACCTGTAGAATTATATACTCTTTGTACTAAATCTTCTGGTGACAGATTTTTTAAATCTGAATCCTGCCCAGTATGTGATAGAACGTTTTTAATTGGTGTATTGTAAGAAAGAAAATCAATTGTATCATCAGTTGTATTGATAAGAGTGTTTCCTACCATATCTACTTTATATACGCTGTTTTCATAATCGCTCAACGCATCTTCGTTGATGTTTAAGAAAAATCCAGTAACAGCAACATTGGCATTTACGATAGTATCAATAGATTGGTTTGAACCGTTATTATCAATAAAGTCAGGAATAATACAACCAGTGAAAGAACCTAAAAGAGTAATACCGTCCAAAGAAACAAATTGATCTAAACGGTCTGCTCTAATACCACGCAAGTCAAAATACTTGCTGTAAGTTGGGTCTTGTGAAAGAAGAGGTAGATTTGTCCAATCACCTTTTACAAGATATAAGTCAACAAAATAGTCAGACAGGTAGTCTTGCGGATTTACATAAGGCGGGATTTCATCTGCTCCATAGTATTCTTCAGCCGTAATGTTGTACTGTGTTACAACACTCGATTTACGAACAATAAAGCTTGCAACTTGTTGTCCTAAATTTACAACATTGAACAAGCGACCACGGTTTGTTGGTTTGCTATCTACAGTTGCTTGCAGATAATCAGTATCCGGGAACCAAAATCTTTCTTTGTTATAAAAAGAAGAATATAAAGCACGGGTCACATCTCCGTTTTCTTCATCTGCGGCTAAAGCAATCGAGCGATAATCAACCGCATCTCCACCTTCATTTACAGGTACGTTATTTAATGGTAATAGATTCAATGCAAATATTGGACCTGCTGTTAAACAAGTCTCAATTGAGCGATGAAAAAAAGAACCACGAGCCTCTAATATCGAGTCGATTCGTCCAAAGATTCGGCGAGCTGTTGCGGTATCTCTTAAAAATACTGGCGCATTGAATGGTCCGATACGAGAAAAACCAACAACCAAACGAATTGTTTGAGTTGAAACAACTAGTCTCTCTGAAGCATCAAATTCAATGGTGTAGACACCTGAAGCTTTGAACCTGTTAAGATCCAATGTAATTTTTGCCATTCGTTTTAATATTTATTTTAGTCTTTATAGTATTTCTATGTTTTATATATTCAGAACAAAAACACAAAAAACTGAAATTTACATATCCTTAATTATTCGATAAATGCTCATTAGGTCATCAGTATTCTGAACGTCTTCATTTACTTTTCGCATAATCACATTTTTAATTGTAGGTTCGACTGTATCATATATATTCTCTACCATTTCGTAAAAATCAGTAGATGAGAAAAAAGGAACTAAATCTACACAGGTCATTGCAATATCATCGTGACCGGTTTGTGATTCATAGCGACCTTGGGAGTTTAGTCCAAATGCCGTTAGTTCGTCAACAGTTTTCTTTTCAGTAATAATAATTCTTTTTTGTTGAATTAAACTTCTTAGTTCTCTGGAATAAGATTCTTTATTATCCTTTTGTAGTTTAACACCTATCTTCATTGTGTCATTTGCAATACTGTGCTTTGTATGTAAAAATAACTCCGGATAGTAGTTTCTATTTTTTGACAGCTTTTCAACAATTATGTTACCTTTAAAGTTAATCTCCAAAACTACCGAACAATTCTCATGGTGAAATATATTGTAAACTAATATCTCTAACACTTTAGCAACTTCATCAACCGAAGTACTGTTTGACTGAAATATGCCAACCTGTCGAAGTCGGAAGAAACTGGATTCATCATTCCAATCTCTGGTTCCACGAATACCAACAAGAGATTGCGGCTCCATTTTAAAAATATTGATAACTGAATAATCGCGGCCAACACCATCACCTAAATCTAAAACAAAAACAATTTGGTCATTGACTGCATCTCTTCTCGTTGGGTCATAATCTGGGTGCCATTTTAAATGTGTACTTAAATCTGGAAAATCTAAAAAGTCATCAATCTCGACCCACTTATATGGCTTGCAAATTTTATTCAGAAGTTGCAATGTTTGACTTGAAAGCAATAACCTTGAAGAAGCTAAGAATTGATTTCCATATTCTTGATTAAAAAGTTCTTCATTTCCTAAGTTAGAAATTTCTCTTTTTTTCCATTCTTCGTCTCTGCCAGGAACTTCCCACCAATCGACCCTAATAGCATTAAATGCGTTTGACTTAGTTAAAGCACCTTGGTAGATATTATAAAAAAGATTCATCCCAGCGGGCGTGGACGAGATAATCATCCTAGATATCGTTGACGAAGAAAGTGTTGGATAAATTGAACGATAAAAAGATTCCAAAAAGTTGGGATGGATATGCGCAAACTCATCCGCATACAACAAGTGGATAGTAAAACCAATCGCTGCTGTTTTTGTTGTTGCCTGTGAATAAAGACGATTGCCGTTATCGAATTTCATAGTAGTTACAGCATTTGTAACGATACCCGGCCGCATAAAGAACGGCAAATTCTTTAATACGGTTTTGATTTTATCTACAATCTCAGTAGTTGTTGCTAATTTATTTGCAACAACCATAGCATTTCTATCAAAGTGAAAGCAAATATACCAAGCAATAAATATACTACTTGTAACGGTTTTTCCAATCTGACGGCTTGCAACCATAACGTTGAAGCGATTATCTTGGAAATCTCGTAACATTTTTTTCTGGTACCCTCTAAGTTTAATTCGAGAAATACCTTCGTCCGTCATTGAATAACAATAGTTCTCGCCAAAATAAACTACGTCATCTGCGCATTTTGCAATTTCTTGTAGTTCCTCATCGGTATAATCGAAAACAATATCCGGTGCTCGGTAATCTATTTTACCGTCAGCAAAAGGTGAGTAATCAGCCTGTCCGCCTTGCTCTATTTTTGCAGTTTCTTCATTGATCTTTTTGGTTGACCAAACCTTACCTCTACTCGACATCTTCTATATCTTTTTTGATTGCGCCATCTGCTTTGTGTTCTGGGATTGCTTGGCGCAGTGTTTCAATTAGTTTTCGGGTTCCTCGGATTTGATTACCAGTATTGTCTTCAATTTCATAGTCACCACTTTTCAGTTCCTGTGGACTTTCTGCTTTTTTGATTCGATAGTCTTCTTTTAGGGACTTATAATTGTTTTCCATAATTACCATGAATTGCGCCATGTGTTTGACTATATCCATTTTAGCACGTTGTAATGAAGAAAGAACTTCAAATGCTCGAGGATGTACTCCGCCGTTATCAATTTCTTCAAGCAATTTGATAATAGCGTGCTCTGCGGTTTTCATTTGAAACAGCAAACTTGATACGGTTAGTTTATCAACTGTATTTTTTTCTCGGATGTATGCAATTTCAGATATGATGTCTCGGTCCAAATAGAATTCAGCAATTGCCGCAACAATTTTTCCCGCTTCATCATCTGCGACTTCTTTGACTGCCATGTAGTTTAAAAATCCTACGGTTGGTCGTTCGGGTAAAATGCTTTCAGCAAGTTTTAATGAGCTTGCTAAATTTTCATCACTGTTAATGAGTTTTTCCAATTCGTCCTTTTCATTGAGTACTTCGACTCTTCTGGGATTTGGTTTTCTTGCCATATTGTATTATTTTGTCTGTCCAATCCAAGGAAGTTCTAATCTTGGAAGAGCGTTGTCTATGATTATAGAATACTGCGCATCTTGGACAATGGTTTGATTTAAAATTATGATTTGTTTATTTAAGTCGTTTTCTGATCTAGAGAAAACTCGAATGTTTGTATAAGCTAAGCTACTTGCGGGCAAACGATACTGATACCCACCCGTTGCACTTCGATTAACATTTGTAGCAATTACCGCCTTTGAGTATATATTCTCTAAATCAGTTGTCTGTTCTGGTGTTGCTGATGACTCATTCCATTTACGAATCCAAAGGTCTAACGAGATTTGTTGAAAGCAATTATTAACATTAAAGTAGTAAGCATACCAATTGTTCTCAACAATATTGTTCGGTAATATAAATAGGAGATTCTCAGTCTGACTAACAAAATTAAAATATCGGCTTGCATAAAGTGAAAGCTTCCAACCTGAATTATCATCTGGGTTGAGGCCATCCATCATTATGGTTTCGTAAGTTACTTCTACTTGATAACCGCTTGTTATAGACCCAGATGCCCAGTTTTGATAATAGGTATTTAAAAATTGAATAATCTCATTTCGGACTGCAATTGTAATAATAAAACCACCAACAATTGGTGTCTTTGAGACAAAATTGCCAAACACTGAAAGTCCATTAAAACGTGTAATCTTTAAAAGCGAACCCGGTTGATAGTTTCGGTTTGGAGTAATTGTAAAACTCAGTGGAGTTGTTGTTGTGCCTACAGTCCCGAGTACCAATTGTCCTTTAACTGAATCTTTTGGCGTTTGGACTTTTGGGCCTAATTCTTTAAACCAAGCACAGACACCTAATTCATTTTCATTGCTTTCTGAAAACTCAACCTTTGCTCGATATTTAACAGCAATCTGATTTTCTAAAGGATTGAATATTGACCGTAGGTCATACTGGCTTTCGGATAAAATATTACTCCAATTCATAAGCCGAGATTCAGTAATTACTAAATTGTCATTTATTTCTAAACGAGTTGGGTCGTATTTTCGACTTCCAATTTTTGGATCATATTGCTCTGGCTTTGTAATTTTTTCTTCTTCAACTGTAACTTCTTCATCGAAGCGCTCGATACTGTCCCATGAGATTCCGTCCAATTGTCCTCTGAGTTCCTGCGGTTCGTATCGGTTTGCTTTGGGTGCATATTTTTTTAATGCAACTTTCCAATATGCAGGTTGATACATAAAGTCTCTAAATAGATATGAGCTTTCAATTTCATAAATTCGATTTGTCAAAGGAAAGTAAATTATGTCTCTTTTCTGTGGTGCAATTCCAATCCCTAAAACCGATTCAAAATAATTCTTATCAATGTGAACTTCAAACGGCATTTCGAAATCCAATCCAAACGGGTTGAAGTTTATTTTTGAATCTGGAAACTCATTATTTGGAACAATTACTTTTATCGTACACGGCTCATCCACATCGTATAAAGTCCACTCGTGTAAAACTACATCTTTTCCAACTGCCATTGGTACTGCTCTGGCATACATAGTATCATGGCCAAAGATTCGATTGATGGATGCGCTTAGGTCTTTGTAAAGAACAACCGCTGGATTTACTTGATAAGGTCGAAAAGTAAAATTCTCAAGTTTTGTTAGATTTGTTATCGAACCTTTTTCCGCAACGGTTAAGATTGGTCGGAAACCGTAATAAGGGTCATCGGCATCTACGGATTGCTCAAACAATAATGTTATGTCATTGATTGTAATCGGCCCACCACCAATCAGTGTGTATCGGAAGTCAACATAAAGATCTAAGTTTGGGTCTAAGTTACAAATTGCTGTTAAATTTTCAACAGTCAAATCCATCCACGAAGCACGGACCCGATTTGTTGTCCCCCATCTGAACTCGCGGCGAAGAACCCCAATACCTGAGATGTCCTCTTCCCATCCCGTCATTTTAGTTACCCATTTATACGGCTTCTGCTGAACGATTTTTGCGTAATCTCCAATATTTGTTAGAACAGTTGTACAACTCACTTAATAGTGCTTTTTATCTATATATCAAAAAATAAAAAAGGGTATGAACATAGTCCATACCCTTTAACAATCGCACTTGTTTTAAATTATTTTTTATAGTTGTTCGATTACTTTTAAATCGATTCCAGAATTGGCAACAGCATCTCGCAGTTTTTCTAGTTTTGCTTCAATTCTGTCGGCACGTGAATCTATTTTTTTTCGTAGTTCTTGATTTATTGAATACTGATTGTCTGCATCATTTTGAATTGCATCTCGTAACCTTTTTTCTATATCATGGATATAATCATTTAGGTAGTCTTTTTCCTGTGTCAAAGTAGAACGAATGTCACCCATCGATCTGTAAATCGAGTCTAACTCTCTATGAAAAATTGTTGTGTTTATTTTTTTACTCAACCTATAGTACGCCACGGCGATTGATGCTATCAAAGCAACGGCACACAAAGTTGAACAAACGGTAATAATGATTGTTGTAAGCATAATGTTTTTTTGTTTTTTTTAAGTGCGATTGTATATCTTTATTCAATTAGAGATTTAAAATTTTCAAGTTCGTCCCACACTTTATCGCCGAGTAAAGAAACCGCGTCATCAAAATCTCGACGAGACCACTGATGAATTTCACACCATTTTTGAATAATCGAATCTTCGACGGGTTGGACTGCTTTTTTCTTTTCTTTCTCTTTTTTCGTTTTAACGTACATCCACTCAGGTGTTCGATTATATTGCCCGGACAATAAGGATTGCCAAAAAGTAACAGCCTCGGATGGATTGATTTTTAAATGATTAAAATAAGCAGCTCGAACTGGATAGCGAATGCTGCACAAACGATTGACCATAAAAAAATGTTTACCTCGCTCATGCGGCGGTACCGATTTAAATTCACTCGGCTTGGAAATCATATTGTTTATAAACTCAAATAAGTCTGCCATATTGTTTATTCGAAATTAGAGAAAAAATCAGAACTAAATGATTTCTTTTCGGTGATAAATTTTGTTCCACTCAACAGTGTGTTAATATCATATTTTGTAATTTTCAATCTTTGTTCCCCAACTACTCGATATGTTTTATGAAAATCCTGTTGGATAGTTTCAGGAATCACATCACCATTTAGATATACCAGTTTAATATTACGCTCTATTCTAGCACGTAAGTCATCAATGACTGGGGTTTGTTTACAATAATTTATTATCCCTGCTGAAATCGTATCTACATACAATTTTAAATCCATGACATTAACATCAAGTGGAAGGTCGGTGTAAATCAATTCAGCTTTTTGTGGTGTGATTTTATAAGTCTTTTCACCTTTTTTCCAAGACCAAATCGGAGGAACAGCGTCACCTTTATCACCGATAATAATTTTCTCAACAATAAATTTATGTGTATCAATTTCTTCAACATCAACCTTTCCCATCAATCCAGAGATGACATCTTTGCTGGCATTAATAAAAGTATTTGCATCGAAAAGGTCAAAATGTGAAGATGCCGCTGCGATCCATTTTGTAAAACCAGTTGGGACAATTAACGCTCGAGACTTTGAATTGGGATTAAAAACTACAACAAAGTTTTTATCATTACGTCGGACACATTGTTTCATATCACCATCTCCGGTGATAATTACACTGTCTTCGCCGGCTTTAAGGAATTGATCTGACCAAAGATAAAGTAAGTCATCGCATTCCGCGCCCTTTTCCTTGGAAACAATGAAACCTTTTTCTTTAATAATTTCGGCAAAGTCGTTAATTGATTGATAGAAATTATCCCAGTTAACGCTGTCATCCTTTGTCCTGTTTCCTTTATAATCAATATCATCCGTTTCCATCGGAATATCTTTGCGCCAACTTCTGGAGTCAAATGTAAAAACAACTTTATTCGGATGTTCAAAATTACGGATTGCGTGAGAAACATCGGTCGCCACTTTACGAACAAACATTTCTTGTTCCTTTTTTGAATTGAGTAATTTTTTCGAACTTGCATAACCACCAAATGCAAAAAGAGTTTTATAGAAAAAATAATGTCCGTCAAATATTAGATTCATAATTATGAGATTTTTGTACAGTATAAATATATGGAATTTTCTCGAGACTTGCAAGGAAACTTCAATCTTTTTTTAGTAATATCCAAAACTTTCGATTGCCCTTTTAATACTTCGTTCAAGCTCTTGGCGAAGAACAAAGATTTGATTTACTGTATTTAAGTTTCCTTTAAAGACTTGTTTTCTTTGCAGCTCATTTTGTTTGTTTACTGCATAGATATAAATCCTTGCACCAATTTTAACAACATCGAATTTTTTCCTGGGAAGTATTGGGTATGTTGTTAATATGTAACTATCAATGTCGGAAACTCTTTCAAAAATCATTCTACAACTTCAGGTTTTATATGGATACTGTATTCTCTATTTCTTAGATTTTTACCAAACCATTGACCTTTGGACGTTGCAGAAGAAAAGGATTGGTAGTCATCATAAGTAAAATTTGGATATGTATATTCGTGGCCATTATGGAAAGTCACTGTAATGTTTTCCGATGTCTCATCCCAGTTTGCAGACTTGACCAAAGATGAATTGACTTCTAAATTGTATTGCATAAAAAAAGTTTATTAGTTTGCTAAAATCATTTGACACTCATATACCGCAGCCAACATTGAAATTGCTGGGTCGATTACTTGAATTCTTTGTGACTGATAATGTGCAGCCTTAATTACAATTTGTGGGATTTTTCCAACTAACTTTGGATGATTATCTCTAATGTAGTCAGGCAATTCAGCACCAAGTGCAGTCAAGACATCATCAACCTTTGAGCCATAGTTGACCATTAAAAATTTATAAGTCTCAGTTGGGTCAGGTTTAGTTCCGCAAACCATTTGAAATACATCCGCAAACGAATAGTTTAATTTTTTGATGTCTTCAACTTTAATTTCAGTAACACCTTGAATTACGAAACTTTGAACTTTATTGAGAATTGTTCTCATGTCCGGGAAGTTTCTTTTTACAAATTCAATTACTGCATCTTTTTCAATTTGAATATTTGCAGCTTTCAGGATTGACCAAGTTCGTTTAATAAACTCAACCATTACTTCTTTTTCCTCTTCGTTTGAAACAAAGTCAAATGATATACAATTAAATCTCGATTGTACAGGCTCTGGAACTTTATTGATATAATTACAAGTTGCAATAAAGCGAGCAGTGTGTGCAAATTTTTCAATCGTGGCACGAAGTGCTTTATAGAATTGGTCAGAAGCACCATCAATCTCATCAAGAATAACAACCTTGTATTTCTCAGCGCCATCCATTAACGAAATAGTCGAGCACCAATTTGTAATTTTGTCTCGAATAACATCGACGGAACTTTCATCCGAAACGTTGATGTATAAAGTTGGATAGTTTGCAGCCAATACTTTTGCTGAACTTGTTTTTCCTAATCCGGGACTTCCATAAAGAAGAAAGTTTTGATGAAGTTCACCGTTGCCGAAGGATTTGCGAATGCGGCTTGGTAGAATAAGTTGGTCAAGTGTTTTAGGGCGATACCTTTCGGTAAATAACTCTTGGATCATATTATAATTTTTAAGAATGAATAATTTTTATTTTATATACCGAAACGACTTGTAAGTTTTTTAATCCGATAAATTATTTACAAGTTTTGCAAGAACATGGCCATGACAACCTTTAGGGTGACACCAACATCCCAAGACTTTTCCTTTTAATTCTTTAAGGTCAGATAACAACTGACGGCCATCGCCTGATAATATCCAGTTTTCGTATGCTTGGATTGCTTCTTGTCGAGATTTTACAATAAATTCAGCTCGGGTTTCTTTGTCTTTGATATGTGAAAATAGATTACCCCATTTGCTAGGGCGTCCAATATACACATCATAGTCCTCCTTTTTACAGTGGACGACTTTGCACTCTGGTGAGTTTTGATTTATCAAATTCATTACAATATAATTTATGAGAAAGGAATACCACCCAACCAAAAAACTAATGATTTACGAACTCCACTTGTTACTGGAGTAATACGATGAGTTAAATAGGTTGGGTAGATAACAACACTACCAGCAGCACGACTCACAGTATACCAATACTCTGGATTTGGACTAGATGCGAACTCTAAATTGCCACCACGGTAATCATCACTGTCTGACAGTTGAACTGTGACTGCTAACTTTCGACTTGAATAAGGATGGATATCGCCAATATCCACGTGCCAATCAAAGTGGTCTCCAGATTCCCATTCACAATACATAATTGGTTCGGTAAAATCTAAAGGTTCAAATTTGAATGCCTCGCCATTTGCCCATAGTGCTAAATCGTATACTCTGCCGTACAACCAACTCCATTCATCCGTATATGGAATCCATGCTATTTTACAGGACCTAGTTTCTTTGGCAATTTCACCGGAGACTGTTGCTTGTGACAATTCTAATTCGGCAAGTTGTTTTTTAATATTTTGAATTTCACCAAATTCAATGCAGCTTGGTAAAGTAATGCTTGACATTCTGACTGCATTAATTTCCGGGTGCGGATTAGTATCGAGTAATATCATTTTTATTTTTTTACAAGTTCATCTTTCCAAGTACTTTCCTTTGCACTATTTCTCCACGGCCATGTTGATTTTGCTTTGGCATAGTCACCATCATTATATTCTTTAATCCACAATCTTTGTTCCCAATATTGGTCACACCCCCATACTCCGTAAATAACGAACCACATCCATTCAAAATAAAAATGCGGCTCTCTTTCACACCGGGGTGTTTCCCATTTATCTTTCCACATTAATCCAGAGCGGGTGAGTCTTGGAAGCCAAAACCAACTGTGATTTTTTTTAAATCTAATTCTAAAAACTGGCCGTTTGATTTTCATAATTATAAATTTTATGCATTATAACAAAAAAAGTTGGGACTTGCAAGGAAATCACCAACTTTTTTAGAATAATTTTGAAATATTTTAGAATCCCATTCCGCCACCCATATCGTTCTGTGCAGCTTGGATTTGCTGAGCAAGTTTCATATCCTCTAAGTCTTGTGCTTGTTTTTCTTTCATCATTCTTTCGTTTGCAGCAATATCATCAGCAGAAAGTTTCATATATCTTTCAATTACAAATTTAGGTGCAAAGATTGGAACATCAGTATCCATACCAGAAGCATCTTTCTTTTTGTCATAGATACCCATCATTGTGTTGGCGATATTAACTCGCTGTTCCAAGATTTGCATTTCTTTTAATTCTTCAAAGATATTATCTTTATTATATCTGAGTGACAAACTTGCTTTCATTAATTCGTCTTCAGCAAGCTCTGGGTATATCAGACCAATTTGAATAAAAAGAGGCTTGAGCAATACTTCTTGGAATATTGAACGAAGACGATTGATAAATTTAAAGAAACGAATTTCTTCACGGTCAATACCATCGGCCGAAATACTAAATTGACTTCCACCGTTTTCTTTATCGAAGCGACTGAACGGAATTTTCGAATCTTCTTTAACTTTATCTTTGAAATATTTAAGAGCATCAGTATCGGATAAATCAAATCCTTCACTTGCTAATACAGATATATCCGGAGATTCACCGTTTTTACTTGGGAATAAGTAGTTTTTGTAGAATTGCATTGAAGGCGAACCGTTGATGCTTAATTCCCCAGAATCATAATCTAAATTGATATCCTCTTTATAGATGTTAATCATCTCTGCTAATGATTCTTTAGCACGTTGCGGTGATTTGGTACCAATTGGGACAACCATTTTCATTCTGAACTGGGAATTCATTGTGTTCCAAATTACACGGCTATTTTCCATAATCCTTAGTAGATTGAAAGAACGAACCATCCTTTCAACATAACTCACACGCCCTGTAAAGTTTCCTTTTGCATAAGAAATATAAATAATCTGTGAGTCCAAAAGAACTCTCTTCATTGAAGGAACGTCTTCATATTGAACCCAGATTTTTTTGAATGTTCCATCACTTCCTTTTTCAACACCCGGACGTAATGAAATAGGGTCAAGTTCCTTAAAACCTACAATGTTCTTTCCATCCGGGTCATAGATAATCTCAAAGGCAATAAAACCGTCAATCAAAAGCTGTCGAAAATATCCCCAAGCATCCTGACCTTCAGAAAAGTGAAAGTGTGTATAGATTTTTTTAAACTGTTGACTAACTTCAGCAATAATTTCTTTTTGATTATCCGGAGACAAAATCTCTTTTAGCTTAGTTGTGTCAATATCAGCAAAGAAATTAGAGTCATTAAAAACAACTGCTTCATCTGTAATTGTATCTACAATAAACTCGATCTCTGGATTCATTGCAAATTTTCTTAAGTAACCTCTTCTTGCCTTGTAGTCTTTGTCGAAAAACGCAATAAATTTCTTTTGTCCGACGTCGGCGAGTGCTAACGAATATAAAAATTCCTCGGGTAAATAACCTTGGTTACCAAATTCGGATTCAGTAACACCCACTGCTCTGGATTGCTTAACGACCATGTCATCGTATCGCATTCCTAAGTTAGATAAGGTTTTTAAGCTTTTTGATAATTGACCGAATATTGGATTGACGCCAACTCGGTCGATGAAACCTGCCATTTGTTAGTTTTTTATTTTATATAAAGAAAAAAGAAATTAGTTTTTGTATTTTAACCACCTGGCTTGGTGTATTTTTTCTGAATTTTTGTTGCCTTGTCTGCGCTTATATTGTGTTCTGTTAAACCTTTTTTCTTATCTATATAATCACTCCATATTGCTGCTAAACCTTTACCAGCAATGTCTTTTGATACATAATACGGTATCTTTTCCCAGTCTTCAAGTTCAATAAGTACAGCACTTTTGATGTTACCAACAATGTAATTTCTTACTGCCCATTGATAACCTATTGTTGCCTTTTCGTTAAATAACGTATATACAAAATACCAATTTGTTAAATATTGCCAAAGGCGATTAACTGCACCTATTTGATCTTTATCAATAGCCTTTTCTGCAGCATATATATCATTTTTAAATACCTGGAAGAAATTCTCTAAAACTTCAACTCTTGTAAATTCTGGAAGCAGATTTAAATTTAAACCTTGGACAATTACATTACCTTTTTCTGAGACGTATTGACCATGGACTAATACTAAAGGACGTTTGTCATAGTAGTCAAGTTCTTTCTTGGATATCGGGTCGTACATCCAAGTATAAATTCGACCGGGTAAAAAGAAGTCAAATTTTCGGGCATGGAAGCGTTCAGTTGTTTCCAGGAACCCGGTATCTTCAAACGGTTTAACTGCATACTTTTGAAAAAAGTAATTAAATGTTTCAGTTCTTCTTTTTCCTTTTGCCTTCTCTTCTTTATAAGCTTCCAACGGACTTTTCATACGCCTTTACTGTACAGAAATTTTTCAGTGATAACAACAAAAACGTAACCCATTTTTCGGGCATATTCTTTTGCTGCATCAAATTTGGATTTATTAATAATCCATTTTTTCAGTTGCTCATTGTGAGCAGCAATTTGGTTTATTGATGGTTTTTGCCCGTTAAGAACAGGTTTCTGTAAAACTGATTCGGGTTTCACTTCAACTATATAGTCGACGGTAACATCTTCAGATTTTTTAACTCGCATAAAAAAATCTACATAATACAAATGCCCCGGATGCTCCGGTTTATCAAACGGGGTTCGGTACGGGATACCAATTGGCTCGGATGCCCAGCATACAATATCAGGTGATAAGTCACAATAGCAGCAAAAACGTTGCTCCCACGAAGACCTGAAAATTATCTTCGTGGGATCACCTATATATTTTTCAGAATTGATTAATTTGTAGTATCCTTGTTTGTAGCCTGATTTTAAAGTTGGTTTATTTTCTTTAATTTTGCTCATACATATCTACAAGTTATATAAATTTTCGTGGTCTAAAGATACTTTTGTGAGTGTTGAATTTGGATATAATTTTTTCCAACCTTTGCCGAAACCGTTTTTAATCATTTGTGTATAGTAAGCAAAAACATTTTTCGATTTTTCAGGGTTGTAACCTTTCCAATATTTAACAATGTCCATCATAGCAAACGCAATACAATCCTCTCGGTCTTCTTCGTATTTGTACTTTAATTTTTTTGATGCACCTTCAGCCATTGCTCGTAACATTTTAACAGCCTTTGTGGTTAATTCTCCTTTTTCTTTAGATAATGCGATTTCTTTTCTGAGATCTTCAGCGTTTACATAATGTGCCATGTTTTTAGATTTAGCCTGGTCCAACAATATTGTTTTCGTTTTTTAAAGCGTTAATGTATGCCTGTAATTCAGATATACATATAGTTATAGAGTCAAAAGACAAATTGGTTTCAGTTTTTAAGTGTGATTCTAAGCCTTTTAATTCATCGTATATGGTTCCAACTTTTGAAATTACCATATCTATTAGTTTGTTAAATTTCTCTGGAACGTTTTCCTTTGTCTTAACTTTATTCTTTAAATCGTGTTCTGAATTATAAACGCCCCACTCGTTAATCTCTAACTTTTTTTTTAACGATTCTTTGATACTAATATTAGCACCATCACTTTGAGCGGCTAACTTTATATCTTCCTTTTTAGAAGAAATTTCTGCCTTCTTTATAATTTTAACATCATTACAGTTTGCAATTGCAGTGGTACCATTTTCAAAACGAATAACCACACTGTTGTCAGCATCATTGCTACCTATTACTATACCTTTTTTTTTAGGTATTCAACGGTATCTCCAGTACCAGCACTTTCTTGCAATTGAGTGAATTTTTTGTAGTCTCTGTTAACCTTTGAATATTCCTCTTTTACCTTTTCAATTTCTTCATTGATAATACCAATCAGGTCTTGAACTTCTTCAGATTCAACAAGGTCTTCATCTTGAATACTAATCAATTGAGTCTTTTTTGCTTGGAGTTTGTTAATAATGTTTGTTAGTTCAGCTCTACGCTCTTCAAACATTTTAACGTATTTTGATTCCTCAGACAACATATCGGTAAATGTATGGCCAAGGTCATAATTTGTAAATTCCATTACCATATGTTTTGCTTGTGTTGCATTACAGTTTGGATAGAAAATACTCTCTTTAACCAAAGAATCCTCACGGTTAATAAAAATCTCATGGCCAAGTTTAAAGACATCCATTTTACGGTTTGTTGCAAAATTAGGAGTGATGGTTTTAATATAATCCATCTCAAAAATATTGTTCCAATTCTCAACAACTTTATTCACGACCGTGATGGTTTCTAAGTCACTACTATTGAAAATTCCGGATTTCAAATAAACCTGACGGAATTCATCAATAGTTACAGTGTTATCATTAATTTTTATAGTTACTCCGTTATTATCAGATTCGTTAATAGTAACTTTTTGATTGCGGTTGTATATTGTAATTGTATTTTCTAAAATAGAAACGTTTGGTGCTGCTAGTATTGTTGACAATTCAACAAATTTTTCTGGCAATTTAGCGAATTCAGATTCGGTTAACGGTCTAACTTTGTTTCCTTCTTTGATAAACGCCTTTCCTCTAATAGCAAAAATTTCAGAAGTTTCATTAATAATAACCGGAGAATAAACTTTACTTACACTAACATCAGAAGAATCCGCTTTCATTTGGAAGCTTTTTTCTGATTCTAAAATAACATTATATAATTTACGCAAATTATTATCATATGTGAAACCATTAAGTTTTTCTAACAGTTTTGTTCTGTTTGATGCGCTTCTGTGTGTTAAGTAATTATCTAAATCTTGTTTAAGTGCACTTAATATAAAACCACTGTTTCCGTTTTTAGATTCGTGTAATGTTTTATAAATTTGTATATCTTCAGCATATAATTTTGAGTTTGCCTCTAATATATTGATGTGCTCTTTTACTATATGATTCCAACTCAAACCTTTGATTTTTTCTAAAACAGGTTCGATTGCCATATACTCAGGAAGTGTTGTATAGTGTGTTAAAGATTCAATCAAATACATAGTACTTGGGTGTCTCATCAATTCTGATTCCTTTAATGACATAATTGCTCGTTTAACACCAAGATCCTTTACTGCATTGATACGAACTTCACCGTTAACAAAGTTGACAACTACTGATTCTTGTATTGTTGACAGTCTTTCTAATAGGTATCGAGAAACAGATAATTCAAATTTTTCAAATGCCTGTTTGTCTGTATCTAAATGATTATAATCGCTGTAAGCTTCGAGTACTTCTTTACAGATTTCAATTGCTTCTAAAGATTTTGTAGATTCAATTAAACGCTCAACCCTAGATTTAAATTCCGTTTGTTTTGGTGATTTTACAAGTACTTTAGTTTGAATAGTGGAAACATTTTCATTTACTTTTACATTTGTAGTTTCAGCAGACTCAATTGAATTATATAAATTCTTAACCGTTGGACGAACTGCTTGGAAATATGTCATATTACCGTTTGCATCTTCTTGGATTGCAGGTGCTTCATAAACACATTTTTCTAAATTCTCCAAAACCAATTGTTTATTGCTAGCTGTTTTATACACCAAATAGTTATAAATAAGAGATTCGGTTTCGGCAATAAATTCATACTCCCCAGCAGCTTCACACTCAGAAAGTGCTTTGTAAACTTTAATATCAGTTGCGTACTTTTCAGAATTTTCAGTTAAAACATTCAAGCATTGCTCAACAATAGCATAGCGTTTTAGCGGTGCTAGATTTTCAATTACAAAATTTATTGTTTGCCACTCTGGTTTTTCGCTGTAAGCAAAAACAGATTCTAACAAATATAAAGTATTTGGATCTTTTACTAATTCAGATTTCTTTAAAATATTTAAAGTATCTTTAACACCCAAGTTGTTTATATTTGAAATATAATTCTCAACAATAATAAAATCATTTACAGTAGGGTCAGGAAGTCCTCTAAGCTTTAATTTTACTGATTCAGTAATTTCCTTTTCAAATTTATCAGACATTTCTGCTGTTAAATTGAAATTATTGTAGGTATTATATTTTGCGAGTGCCTCATTACATACCGCAATAACAGCAGATGATTTAGTTGAAGCTTTTAGTGTTTCGATACGTTTTTTGAAATTCATTTCTTAAAATATTTTTTTATGTTTTAATTTCTATCTATTATATATATTAAAGTTTTTTTCTCGAAAAATGGACATTGTTATTGTATATATAGTATCCCATTTGATGCGGAAAGTGTAAAATCATTATTATTTTTTGTTGTAGTGACATTGCTACTTACTTCAATTCGATTAAGTGCTTCACTAAACCCAACTATTATACTGCCGAATGGGATTCCAATCCCGGTAACCCGTTGTCCAACTAATGGATACGTTTCTAATAATGTGGTTACAGTTGGATTTACATTTGTTATTAGATTATTTATCGTGGACGAATCTATATTCCCGGTAAATTTTGCTGTATCACTTAAAACCAAATAATTAGATTCGTTGTTTGAATCTTCGATTTTCACTTCTAATTTTGTAATTGGCGATGGTGTAAACCCAGAACCACCATCAACAATATTTGCTGAAAAAACAGAACCGCTGCTGATTGTTGCCTGAATTATCGGTGCAACAAATGTTGGTGGTATCGTTGGTGGTAATGGAAAAAGATTAACTTCAATTAAATCTGTTGATGTGTATCCGTATCCTTGATCTAAGACAACAATTTTATCTACCGAACCGAGTGCATCGATAATTGCTCGGACCCGAGAGTCACGGCCTGTTTCAGAAACTACTACCGACCGATGTCCTTCATTTGCTATCGGTGTTCCGTTTATATCAAAAAATGGTATTTTCCAGTCATAAGTTCCAACGTTGTTGAGGTTACGAGCAATCAGTGTCCATTCAGTTTCTCCGACAAGGCGATAGTAAAGATTAACCCTACGGATTGGTCCGGTGTTCCCCCATGCGATTGGTAGCTCCCCACTTGAAAAATATTTTTCATTTGGAACTGGAGAATTAAAAGTAAATCTTGGTTTATTATAATCTTCTGACGAGATATCAATTGTGTTGAAGCCTGCGATTCTTTTAGCATTACTAAATTCAGTTGTTCGATCTAATACCGGGAAATAAGTTTCAACTTCAATATTGAATTTAAGTGTGGTTTTAGCATCAGCCTGATAAGTAAACTCAAATGTTTTTTCAAGTCCATAGTCTTCGGAAAAGCCTCCCTGGCATGGAATCCTAAACCCTTTGTATGTAACAGAAAAAACTTGATTTTTATAAAACGTTTCAACTAATGCTTGTTCAATCTTAAATGCATCTAAATAGGTATCCGTTTCGATTGTTACCTCAAACGCCATATTAATGGGAATCGAATTTAAGAAGGCACTAAATGTTTGTAGTTCACCATTAACTTCTTTAACGTAATTCCCTCTGACAAAACGATGTGTCATTTTCCCAGTGTCAATTGTTTTGGATGTTAATGTTACAATCCCTCTTGGTATTACATCATAGTTTCCATCTGCAAAATTACCTGTAAATTCACCACAGTCAAATTTTGGATGAATACAGTCATTCCAATTTAAAAAGTAGTCTTGAAGAAATCTTTCATCCCCGCCCATATTATAGAAAAATGGAACATAGACAGTATCAATACTGTTATCGCCTAAGATATTCTCGTAGAATATCTTGTCATTTAATAGATTAATGATTCCAACTATTACTGCTCGTGAGTGAACATCGTCGGTATTGTATTTGTGTAGAAACTCTCCCATGGATTATATATCACTCAATCTTTTCAACATCTAAATTGGAAAACCCATTGTTCTTTTGAACAACCACACGATAATCAAATATCTCAGTCGGTAGAGGACTGTGGTTAATAACAAATATATTTAGTTTTAATTCTCGACAAGTTTTATGTAGGACATTTAAGATATGGTAGATGCCATTCATATCAATTGAAGAAAATATCTCGTCCAAAAAGAAAAGGTTAATACCAGAGAACCTCATTTTCATAATTCGCATTAAAGCAATGAGCACAGCAAAATCCATTTTTTTTCTTTCGCCAGTAGATAATTGCTCAACTGCAATTTCATATCCTAAATGTTTAATGTCAACTGCAAATTCTTCATTAAATGTAACTCGGTATTCAAGTCCTAAAGCTGTTAGTACCTTTTTGATTTCTGAATTTAGAAGTGGCAAGATTTTTTTAATTGCAATAAGTTTAATTCCTCTATCGCCAAATATTTCATCAACCAATCCGTAAAAGTTAATTCTTTTTGTTTCATTATCTTTCTTTTGGATTGCATCGTTTTTCCCACTTGTTGAGTTTTCAATAATATTTCTCAGTGCAACAGTTTGCTCATCGTTTCCATTTGATTCCGACAGTTGTTTCAATTCTTTATTTGAATTGTTAATTTGAAAGTTTGCTGCTGCAGTTTTGCCTTCAATTTCTTTTTTACTTTCTAATAGTTTTTTTCTTTTTTCACTTAATTCATTTAATTGTGTTGTTATATCAGCTAACTCTTCTTTAACCTCTTCGTTTTTCTCTAAATAGTTTTGCAGCAACTCTTTGTGATAGTCGGTATCTAAATTGGTTTCACAAGTAGGACATTGACCTTTTTGTAACAATTTTATTTTTCCGTCTCTTGCTTTTGTTTCATAATTAATTGAAGTTTGGTTTTGATTTAAAGCGTCAATTACATCTTTCAATTCAGATTCAGCACCGGACAGTTTTTCCAAATGTGCTTCTGCATTTTGTATATATAATTCCAACTTTTCGATTTTTTCAATCAGGTGTTCTTTTTTCTCTTCTGCAGATTCGTTTAACTTTGTATTTAATAATTCCAATTCCAATGTTGAATTATCAATAGTTCTAATCAGAACATTGATTTCAGTTGTAAGTTCATCAACTGCATCTTTGATTTCCCTAATTTTATTTTTAACCTTTGACCGCATATGAGTGATAAGTTCAAGACCAAAGATTCGGTCAATGATGTTTCTTTTATCACTTGGACCCATATCCATAAAACTTTTAAAGTCGTTAATGGATAAGGAAATCATATTGTTAAAAATATAATAAGGAATGCCAAGTATCTCATCTTCCAAAAATGACTGAACATTTTTCTTCCCAGCTTGTTGATACTCAACGCCATTGACAGACAATTTGAAAAAGTTTGGAGCAACACCACGTTCAATTGTAATCTGCTCCAATCCATTTTTCTCTAACTCTATTTTAACATGAGCGTGCTTATTAAAACGGTTTGCAATATGTGCTAACTTTTTATTATCAAGTCTGCCGTATAAACCAAATTTGATTGCATCTGATAAACTACTTTTACCAGCACCATTATCACCAAGAACAATATAAAAATTACCTTGTTGTTCATCAAATTCAATGGTCTGCCATCTGTTTCCGTATGATGCAAAGTTTTTAAAACTTACTGAACGTATTTTCATTATTTTATAAAATTAATATGGTCTAATGATTTAATCATTTTGTGAAACTCTTTAATAATAGCCCCACCTTTTCTTGGATTTCCTTTGTCCGTTAATAACGGACTCAATCCCATACATTCTGGATTATTAGTATTGCCCAAGCCACATAATGTGTTTTATTTATCTTCACAGGTTCTTTCAGTAAAATTAAATATCGACCATCTTCGTGTTTATAACTCATTAGTTTTAAATAATCAGTAATACATTTTATGTATTTTTCACCAGTCAACCAATCAGGTTCGTAAGTAGGTTTTGTAAAGTACATAATAATAAATTTAGTTAATTATCATTTCATTATTTTTTTCCATATCTCGAAGGGTCTCGTGATAGATACCAGTACTTGTTTTTATCAAACGTTCTTTAATACTAGATGTATATGCTAATTCATTAACATAAGTTTCAATTAGTTTAACAATCGAAATTGAGTCAGGATTTTCAATATCACCGTCTATATCATCTTCAACTTTTTCACCTTCTTCTTCAGTAATAATAACGTGGTTGATTTTTCGATACCCAGACAGCTTATCCATAAAGACTGCAAATGGAAATTTGAGTGACCATTGCGGTGTCATATGGATGTCCACAAAGTTATTGGCAAATAGACGTTGGATGGTTTCAATGTTTTGCTCGAGCAACCATTCAAGGCGATACCGCAAAAATTTAGGTGACCGGGTATTCTCCCAAGAAGTTTCTTCTAATGTTTCCAAATCAACTCGCCAAACAGATTTAATATTGCCTGCATCCGAACGGGTCAGTTGATAAGGCGAACCAACCATTCTGATGTTTTTATATTTTTGTGTATAGTGAATATGACCGGAGTAGACTTGTGTATAATTGTTGAATACTTCTGCTTCATTTCCTTCTTCAACTTTAACATTTCTACTGAATGAAACACCCCGGACATCGGTGTGGCAAAAAAGTAAATCAGCTTTGTTTTTTGGATTTTGTACAAATTCTCTAAGTTCATCTTCCTCTTCAACCCACGGCAAAAACATCCCTGTAGATTTTCCAAAATTAACAAGCTGCGGGTTTTCAAAAACTGTTACATTTTTTGTATGTTTAAAAAGCTTCATTGAGTTTATCTCATTTGTATGCTTCATAAAAATATCGTGGTTGCCGATAATAATATAAACTGGCAAAATATCCGCAAGTGCTTCGATAATCTCTTGGCCTTTGTTCATAACATACAAGTTAATAGACTGTCGAGAATCAAATGTATCGCCGCAGTGAATTAGAATATCACCAGGTTTGTGTTCGGATTTAATCAGTGGAATTAAAAAATTGTGAAAATAGTCATCAATTATTTCCATCCATTCTTTAGAATTATTTCTGACACCAAAATGTGTATCTGAAATAATCCAAGCTCTGGATGCGGGAACATTTAAAGTAGTCATTAAAAAAGTCGTTTAATATTTTTCTTTGCGAATATTTTATACTTGCCATCCAACTCACGGATAATTCGATCTTGATATGCAGAACCTAATTCATTAAACAGTGTGTCATACGGCGCAGTCATAAATTCAGCAATTGCTGTAAACCTTTCAACCGCAGACATATCGTCAGACTTTAATCGGTCATCAAAGTAATAATAGATTTCTGCTAAAACTGATTTGCTGTTTTTTCGTATTTTCTCAAAGTCCCCAGAATACGGTGACTCTTTATAGATTTTGTATAAATCTTCTTGAAGCTTTGTTTCAATATAGTCTTCGTATAAATCCCCAGTTGCTTCTTGAACTACTTTAATTTCACCGAAAAGCTCATACTCAATGTCGCCCCGATTAAAACTATTATTAAATATTTTATCTTCTTTCATACTTGTTATTCGTTAATAATTTGTGAATCGGGGTCTTCGGTTATGGACATATAATCATAATCAATTAAAAACTTTTTTCGAGAATTTTTATAACCATCGTCTCGATTCGCTAATAATTTTAACATATATTCTCGATTGGCGTGCATAATTTCATCTTGAATAATGCCAAACATAGCATCCACCGTATGACCTAAACCCGAAGACTCGGAAATATTAGTAATATTCAAATCGGTACTACCGAAACCACTTCTGTTGACTTGAGTTGCTGTGATAATTGCCCATTCATTTCGCATTGCCATGGCACGTAGATCTTCAGCGATTTGTTTAATTTTCATATACATATTTTCGCTGTTTGGATTTCTCCAGTTTTTCAAGATATTAATGTAATCCAGGACAATTACTTTGAATTTAATACCTTTCATCTCTTCCATTTTCCTTAGATACATTTCCAAATCAGGAACACCTGCAGATGAAGTCGGAAATTCTTTTACGAATAATTTACCTGGCATCTGTAAATTGTTATAACCGATGCCTGCTAATTTTTTCTTGACTGCAACTTTGTCTCTGGCAAAGTTACCATATTCTCGCATACTGATTCCAAGCATATTTGCACCCAAACGTTTAATTACTTTACGGTCTCGCATCTCTAAAGAGATTACTGCAGTATTATAACCAAGCTTTACAGAATTAGCTGCTACGTTTGCTAACCAAATCGACTTACCAATTTTCATTTCACCGATAAAACAAAAAAGAGCTTTGTTATACCATCCACCGCCTAAGATTAAATCGAGATAAGGATATCCCGTAGAGAAAGTATCTGATGTTGGTTGCTCGTGGCTGTCGGGATTAAAGAAATCCAAACCTTCATCAAATCCAAATTGAATATTATTCCGGTCAGTGATAATCGACTTTGCAGTTTGGACAACATCTTTAATGTTCTCGGCATTGATTTTTGTATTTTTCAGATAGGAAATCAAATCCATTACTGAAAGATCCAAATTTTTAAATTCAATCCAAGATTGTGCAGTCTCAGAAATCCAGGTTGTGTCGAATTCAGAAAGACGAGTTTCAAAAATCATTTCAATTTTGGTCGAAGAAAGCTCATCTCCCAATTCTTGCATTTTTGAAATCTCAACACATTGTGCTGATGTAGGTACTTGAGCGTATTTTTGAATAAACTCAACAGATATTTCATAAAGTTTTCGAATATCTGGAGAATCAAAAAACCTGGGTTTCACAATATCCAACAGCTCTTTGTTGGCCATCAGATAGTGATAAAATATTTTTTCGAGGTGTGGTGCTGTCATAGATATTATATGAAAAATTAGTTAAATAGTTTACACCCAAGGCATATAGGTTAACTTAAATCGATCTTTATTTTTTTCCAATTTAATTGGACTATCACTTTCAGGATTTACTAATTTATCCAAAAAAGTTCTTAGTTCTTCAATTGTACTAAAATGATATTTCATCCCCGACCAAACTTGCTCTGGTAAAAAATCTTTACTTAGTCTATTTAAGTCATCCAAGGCTGACACCAACGCATAACAGAGGTCGTCATACGTTGGGTAACCAGGCATTTCTTGATAGACACCAAGTAAGTATTTAATCGGTAATTTAGACTGATTAATTTTCATCTTCTAAAATGGTGTTTGCAATTTCATCGTCTTCCAATTCGTTGATTTCATTAATATTTGGAAGCATAAATGTTTTCTTGATAATTTTTTCATCCAACTCTTTAAGAACTTCTTGCGTGATTATTTTTGCTGTAAAAAGTTCATTAGGCTTAATTGAATCTGCAAGGTGGCGAACAGCGATTGTCCTGGAAGTTTCCTTTCCTTCAAAGTAAAGGACTTCCTCGACCCCATTTTCTCGTGTTACTGTAAAACGAGTATTTGCTATTTCCGCTTGTTCGGCCGGAGACTTCTTATTAAATTCCTTTTCGGTAATAAGTTTGCCTCTTTGTATTCCACAAGTTTCCCAATTCATATACTCTTCTAATCCAACAAAGCGGTTCATACCGCGAATAAAACTGATGTGAAACTTAATTGGAATTGGTCGAGCAAAACGATTCTTTGCAGGTTTAGATGTAACAATAATTCCGGTTCGATTAGTTCCATCTTCCTTTAATTGTGCCTTGCTTAGTTGCAATATAATTGAAGCATTGTATATTGCCCCGCCTCCACCACTGATTGTTTGCCCAGGGATGTACGATCCAATTGATGCATAAGTGTGGTTTGTAAATATAAACGGGATTTTAAATTCCGCAAGGTCAGTTGTGATGACTCTAAAAAGTGAACGAAGATCTTGCTGTTTTGTCATATCCTTTTTCTCACTTCCACTTGCAGCATCTACTTTTTCTTTTGTTGTTGCCAAGTTTCCTAATGAATCTAACACCAACATAATTTTCGGAAGTTCAGTTCCTTTTTCTTTTGCTTTGCGTAAAGTGTCACACAAGTTAGCAACAAAGTGTCGGACTTCTAATGAAGTCGCAACTGGTTGGTAGCGAACTTTATCTGGGTCAATTCCAAAATTTCTCATTATATCTTCATCCACTGCTGCTTCAGAGTCACAATAAATAATATTGTAACCCATCCTTTGAGCTTCACGGCAAGCGTTTAATGTTAAAAAAGTTTTGCCCGTTCCTGACTCACCCGCAAAACAAATTGAACGGGAATTAGGTATCCCGCCAAAAAGTGAACCTGTTAATTGCGCATTTAATAAATAGTTACCAGTATCAATCCACTCATCAATTTTTGAAAAAGTATTCCCGGTAATAATTGAACCCTTTGGGTTGATTTTGGATAACACCGTATCCAATTCTGAAAAAGAAAATCCTTTTGCCATATAATTTTTTTATTTTAAAAAAGTGCAGTTCGCACAAAAAGCTCTTCAGGTATTGAAGGGATGCCCATTGAATTTAAAAATCGGTTCATTGGTTCGATAACACATTTTGCAAACTGAATATCATAGTCAACCTCGGGTGCCATTTCAGTAGGGAAATTGCCTGGCAGATATCCAAAGATATTCTGCCCGGCAGGACCCTTTGATTTTGCATAATAGTATCTAATTTTGTCACCTGATTTGATAAGCTCGTATTTGTTTTTCCATTTTGAGTTATGGACCAAATAGTTATGATACCCGGCAGCTCGAACGTGAATGGGACAATTTGGATTTATTATAAAAGTGTCTCGGTCATTTGCGATTCCTTTCTCATAGTCATTGATACTTGAAGACATCGAAATTGCTTCAATATCACTTAACATAAATTCTTCCTTTTCTTTCTTTAAACGTTGAACGAATTTTTTAAGATCCAACTTGTTTCTTTCTTGAAAAAGAATAATTAACAAATCTTTTAGTCTTTTTCGAGCAAATGCAGGTGTAGAAGATTGAACAATCTCTACACCCTTTGCATCAATTTTGCTTTGTGGTTGATAGCGAATACCATCACCTTTGCCGGTTTTCCAAGCCTTATCCATAACGTATTTTTTCTTTTTCAAGAAAATAGCTGAATACGAAAGGGTTTCAAATTCTAGATTTTGAATATTTTCTGTTCCGGATTTTTCTGCAAATTTTGCAAAATTCTTATCCAAATATTGTTTTAACCTAAGTTTGTAAATTTGATGTATCAGTTCTTCTGCGGTTCCAATCCAATCACATCCATGAACAACTTCTTGGAAAGTAATATAGACCGAATCAGTATCGCCATAAACTGATACATCATTAATTACTCGTTCAACTCTGGTTAGACCAAGCTTTGTGTGCAGCTCTTTATCTCGATACCAAAATTCTGAAAAATAACGATTCATAATACTTTGAACAAACTTGATAAGTTCTTGTCCTTGAAGCGTAATTGCTTCTGCAACTTTAATGTTAAAACCAACAAAGTACGCGGATGCGGTTGCACCATAACAGCTGTTGATAAAGATTTTTATTGCTTGTTCTTCATTTTTTTTGATGTTCATTAAAGAAGTTAATCTTTCGATTTCAGCTTTAATGTCATCACGACTTGCAGAAACTAAATCAATGTTCGAATATTTTAAATCCATTTTTATATTTTTTATTCAACTTTACCTAATGTCAAAATAGTGTCGGTTTCCAAAGAATGGAATATCAAGCGGTCATCTGACATATAAGTTTTAGCATCTTCTTTGTCAAGGAATGCAAACTGATTCTTGTAAACAGAAGTTGCAATTTTTGCTTTGGTATTATTTACATTACACAAACTGTAGTTGTAAGATTTACCACGTGCTGAAAGAACACCTTTAGCTAATTCAAATGTTAGGATTTTTTGATCCGAGTCAATTGTTCCAAGAGAAGCAATTTTTGATTGGATATCCTTTGTTAAAACAAAGTCAACTTCAGCCGCATCAGTACTTGCGATTTTTGACATTAACTCATCTGAGATATGAGTAAACAATCTAAGACTTGCACATGGGAAATTGATTTCCAATTCGGGACTTCTTAATACAATTTCAGTTCCAACAGTTTGTCCGTCAACAGTTTCAGTTTCAATTCGCATTGTAACGTCATTCCCGGTAAAGTGTGAGAAAGCTTTAATCAGTTTATCTAATGAATAAACACCAATTAATACAGTGCTGTCAGCAGATTCATCGTACTCAAAAATTTGACTCAATTCAATTTTTGAATATTTAACCACACTTTTCTCAGGAGTGTGAGTTTTTGCTTTTAGGTAATCACCTTCGATTTCAAGAAGTAAAGTGTTTGAAATTGATTGAAAGCGTTTTAGAAAAGTTACCAAGTCATTGGTTGAATGGATTTTAAAAGTCATAATTTGTTTTTTAAGTTAATTTAAGAAATGATTTATTTAAATAGTATGCAATTTTAAGTAAAAAGTTTTATTCATCTTGAGCATCGTCAATAGCGTAATATTCGATTCCATCGATTTCAGTTGGTTCATCTGATGATAGTAGTGAGTTGAAAAGATTTTTCTGATTCTGCGTTGACCTTACGATTGAACCATCTACCATATTTTGAAATGCCAATTCGGCATTTTTTAATTCTTCTTTTTGCTGAATAATACTTTTTTCCAATTCTGTAATGTTTTTGATTGTTTTATTGTACTCATCTTCAGACATTGTTTTTAGCAATATCGAATTTAATCTTCTTCTGATTGTGTCATTGCTTGTTAAAGTATCAATAAACTCATCAATCTCAGTCTGTTGTCTCATTGATTTGCTGGAAATCATATATTTTAAGTAGGCATTTTTGCATTTTTGGAATTCCAATTCCTCAGTGTCAACCTTGAGATAATATCGCAACCTTTCAACATTTAAACTTGCAATTCGATACTTGTAGTCATCAATGTAGTCTTCAACACGATTGTAGTTAATTACAACTCCATCTTTAACAAAAACCAAAGTTTCGGTGATTAGCAATTTGGTTGCTTTATCTACCTTTATTTTTAAGTCTTCCCACTCGGGGATTGTACCTTTGTGTTTAAAAACTATTTCGACTTTCTTTGAAGAATTATTTGTAATTGTGCAATTTGGTAAGTCTTCAGTAAATTGATTAATTTTCTTAAGGAAATTTGTGTATTTCATTAAAGGCGGAAGATCTGTTACCTTAATTGTTTTTGCCTGCTCGTTGATTTCAACAGAACCGGAGATCAACCAAGACTTATCCAAACCTTGGTACCTTGTAATTTTTCCAGTAAATCCTTGGAAATGTGGTTTGACTTCTTTAACCTTACCATCAAGATATTTTTGAATGTCTTCAAGTTTTCTAGGAAGAATTGTTGTTTTATAACCAACTGCAATTCCTACAATCATTGTGGTCAAACCAATTGGCAAGTCAACCCATAACGGGTCCCAACTATCATTTTCATTTTTCTTGTTTAAAAAATGACTTTTCTTAATAATCTCTGAAATTTTGGAATTGATTTTAATTGAAGTATAACGTGCCGCAGATGCGGTGTTGTCCACAGGTGTTCCAAAGAAACCATCGCCTTCCAACAGTGAAATACTGTTTCCATAAGGACGTGCTAATTTATTGATAGCTCCGGTTAATGCCATATCGCCATGGTGGTACCCTCCAGAAATACAAGCACCAACTAAAGAAATTGTTTTGTTGAAATGGTGGGGCGCATTCATTAGAATAAATCTTTGGACATTTGTCAAAGCGTCATCGAATGCGGGTATTCCTCGGTTTTCTAAAACATAAAGAGCATAGTTCCTGAAGTTAACATCTATATGTTTTGAGACCGAAAGGGAAATTGGTTTTGCTTTCATATTATCATTTTTACTTTATATGAAATATTCAGCTCAAAGTTTTCAACAAAAAAAGCATTAGGAATTCCTAATGCTTTCGATAAACCAGTTTCAGTGTTTGAGTTTTTATTTTAAAGTCAAAAGATATTTTAACTTCATTAATGCGGCTTGAATCTCATCTCGGATATTTGCAAGTTCGCTATCCTTATCAGACATAAATGAATCACTGATAAAATCAAACATACCATCAATAAATGCGTTTACGTTAATGGTGTCATAGTCTGCAAAACTTACATCTTTCATTCCACCTAACTTAGGGCGCTGATATTTTCCACTGTAAACCTCAATCATTTGGTCGAACAGGTTATTCAGTGTTTCATAAGTTTCGCCAAATGCATTGTGTTCAGCAAAAGATTCGGTTTGCCAATGCAATAATCTAAGTTGTCCTTGCATTTGGATGATGTTTGTCAGTAATTCCTTTTCCATTTTATTTAGATTTAATATTTATTTTAGTTTTTTAATTTTATACATAACGTTCAGCCATACGCTTCCAATTTGCTAACCCACCTAATTTGAAACCTGCTGCTTTTACGAATGTTCTCATACTAACAGATTTTGAATCTTTCATAAATTCAAAAATTTCTTCTTTGTCAGCAAGTGATAATTCCATTGGTTCAAGTTTTGGAAGTAGAACTCGCATTCTTTCAACAAGTGTTGCGTCATCTGGGCTAACATCAACTAATATTGATCTTGAACGAATTGCGCCATCGGGGTCTGCTTTATCCTTTGGAAGATTTGAGATAAAAATAACCTTTCCAGTAAAGTTGAAATAAGAAGGGAATTCTCCGTTTTCCTGAGCTTCAAGTTCACCATCTGGGTCGTCTTCATAAATCTTAGGGTCATATAATTCACCTTTCATTCTCTTTTGGTAACTAATCTTACGAACCTTTTTTGTATCAAGTGCTGCTTTAAGAATATTACGACCGTTTTCATCGCGGAATACTGCATCGCAGTCGTCAAACACAACAATCTTGTCATTATATTGGAAAAACTTTTTGTACATCTGTATTGCAGAAACAGCACCTGAGATAACTGTATAATCAACCTCAGCAGTTAGTCCTTCATCTTTCAATGCCTTTTCAACATTATAAGTTTTACCTGTACCGGCTTTACCAGAGATAAATAAGCTATTCATACCAGGCGCATTGGCAGCAATTCTTCCAGTAATATCATAAATATCTTGTAATGTCTCTTCAAGATATTGAACTTTATCTTGCAAAGTCATGGTATTTTTTTGTTCAACTGGTGATTCCTTTTCAGTTGCAACTACACCTTCTTTGAAATCGTATATCAAACGTCTAGGCACACCAAGCTGTTTGGAAATATCTCTAACAGATTTCCCGGCGTCAAGCATTGATTCGATTTCTCGTACTTCATTTGGTGTAAGAAAGCCTTTGGCTTCATAGAGAAGATTATCCATATCCTCATTTTCAAAAATCGTTTTTGCATAAGCTGGATTTGAAATAATCAAAATAAATTCACCAACCAATTTTGTGATTGGGAACTGCTCAGATGTCATAATATAAGTAGCAACATCTGCAGCGTGATCTTCATAATATTCTAATCCACCAACAATTGCACCTCTGCTAGCAATTGGCGGGGTAACACGGAAAGCAGATGTTCCTTTGTTTGCATAGAACATAACACCATCTGTGTCTTTGCCTTGAATTGTTTTTGTAACAACAAAAGGAAATTTCATATAGCCGTTTCCGGTTTCGCGGTTAACCATCGCAGCAATTAGATCTGCAGCTTTGCTCAGTTTTGGAAAATATCCATCAACCTTTGTCATTAAATCCGCAGCTTCAAATAATTGCTTTTTTGACTCATTAATAAATGAGTCGTAATCTTTAAGATATCGTAATCCCATACTAATTTTTTTTTTATTTTAATAGTTTATATATCATTTTACTTTAGCGACCTTCTAACCATTTTTTTCTTTTATCTGAACTATTTCCAAATGCCATTTCGATAAATTTGCCTGCAGAACGGTCATTTTTAATTTTAAACATTTTTCGGTCATCCATAACATGGCCCCAGTCTTGAATACTCAATGAACCTAATCCTTTTAAATACCTAACATTTTTATAGCTCTTATTTTCATTTATATGTTTACTCCACTCATCGGTTGAATAAAAATATTTTCGTTTTCCTCCGACTTCTGCAGTTATTAAAGGAATAATTAAAATATTAAGTTTTCCACTTTCGATTATTTGTGGAAACCATCGGTGAAATAGGTTAATAATCAAAGATGCAATGTGCCCAATTCCGTCAGGGTCTGGGTCAGTTGCTATTGTGATATTTGTAAAACTGCAATTTGTCCCGTCATTTGGCTCGAGGTTTAGGATTTGCATCAAGTCAATAATCTCATCATTACTTGACAAGTCACTTAATGTCCTAGCATTTTTAACCTTTCCTTTTAATGAATAAACACCGTCGATTCTTGGGTCTCTTTCTTGTAAAACAGAAGCCATCGCAGACAGACCTTCAACTATAAAAAGAGTACCTTTACTTTGTGATGGCGGAAAATATTTGTCACTGATTTTTTTCTTTGCAGCTTTCTTTTTACTTTTAATGGTTTTTAATTCTGCCTCTCTGGTATACTCGTCAATACTTTTTTGAACTAAATTAAACAATTCAGATTTTGGTAGTTTACTGAAAAACCCTGCCTTAAAATGTTTGTGTAGAACTTCTTGAATTTCAGACTTCTTAATTGCATAACGAGTTTTGTTTTGGTCAGCAAACTTAACTAATGCAGGTGGAAGGTTTAAGACTAACATTGTTTCAAAGAAGTGATGAGCATACTGATACTTAAAAATATCATTTGCCCAGTCAGTAACAATTTTTTGATGGATACCTGTACAGTTCGCACCGTTGATAAATGAAATACTTGTACTGTTTTCAGATTTTGGCCACATTAAAATCGACCCTATTTTACTCGTTACTGTAAATGTATCTTTAGGCAAGAAGTTAACATCCAAGTTTATTTTTTTTCCATCAAAGATAAATTCAAAATCTAGGTTTGAAATAACAGGGTCGTTCTTTTTTAAGTAGTTTCGGAAAACAAACATCGAGAAAAGATACTCAAAGTCCCATTCGCTGGCTTTAAATGTGTCTTTTCTTGGAATAAATCGAACAGTCGTTCCAAGTGGTGTCCGATTTCTTTTGTTTAATTCTTCATGGAATTTTTTAAATTGCTTCCATTTGATTTGAAAAGAAACATCTAGGTTTACTGTATGGATTTCAAATTCATCCGAAAGCATATTTACTAATGCAGCACCCACTCCATTTGTTCCGATTAAAGCATCTTCAGAAGTTTCATTATAAAAATTTGACCCAGCACGTAGCATTGACACTGCGGTCTCAACATTTGAAACTCCGGTTTTCGAGTTTTTCTTTTCGGCATTAATAAATCCGTTTCCGGTATCAGTTACAGTAACTTCTCCGGATTGACTATTTATAGCTACAGTAATTTTTTTCATTTCACCGTTAAGCCTTTTTGCTTCATCAAAGGCATTGTCTACTATCTCGTTAAGCATTTTATAAAAACCAACTGAAATTGTTTTACTTTTTTCAATCAATTTCCCGGATTCAATAATGTGAACTTTTTCTTCACTCAGGTCGACAGAACCAACATACATAGTTGGCCTTAATAAAGTATGTTCAAAATCACTTAAAGAAACTATTTCCTTTGAGCTGCTTGCGGACTTTTTAGATAAATTTTTTTCTTTCGTTGCCATATTAATAAGTAGTGTCAAAATCTTTTTTCAAAACAGAACATTTTTCGTATTCTTCAAGTCCTTCAAAGTGCTTAATCATTTTACTAATTATATCAATTCTTTCTTTGGATGTCGCAAGTTTTATCTGTAAGAACATATCCGAGAAGATAATATTTTTTTGTTTAAACTTATCTGGATTTTTAATTATAAAGTTATAAACATTCGAATAAAATAATCCAATGTCACCTTTGGTTTGAAGTTCATCTTCAGGATTAAATATCCATTCCTCAACGGGTTCTGTTGGTTCTATCCCTTCATTTATTTGTCTTTGGTAATCAAGTGCTTTTTGGATTGTTAGCAAAACTCCATTATCCACAGCTTCTGTTTGATAGTCAGTTCTAACGTGTTCATCAAAAAGTTCAAGTTCATCAGGCATTTGTAAAACTGGGACTGTAACAACATCACCATAAAGTGGAACTCCAAAAACTAAAGATGCAATTTGATTTAATGGTTTTTTTCTGGTCATTCCGGTCTCATCGTAAATTAACCAAAAATGGTCAAAACATAAAGGGTCGATTGAACTTCCGACTATATCATGGATTTCACCTAATGTAAATGATTCAGTTCTGGGATAAAGAACTGAAACCATGTGATCCACACTAATTTTTACTGCCATAAATTAGACATTTTTTTATTTTATATGCAAATTTTGCTATTGAGTTTTGACAAAAAAAGAAAGTCCGTTTCCAAACTTTCTTTTTAATAATTACGCCGAACATCCAAAACAGTCAAAAGGTGAATCTTTTGGTTTTTGTGGTAGAACATCGGGTTCTTTAGCCTTTTCAAATTTGCTAATATCAATACCCAAATGCTTTGCGCCTGTCGAAATTGCCTTTCCTTTAAAATAATATGAAAGTGTTTTTAATCCTTTTTTCCAAGAATAAAAATGTGCTGAAGAAAGTTTCGATAGCGTTGGTTTTCCAATATAAATATTCATTGATTGTGATTGGTCAATGAACGGGCCACGATCTGCGGCCATATCAATTAGTTCACGTTGCGGAATTTCCCAAATAGTTCGATACTTTTGAATTAAGTGCTCTAATCTTTTAACCTTTGCTTCATACTTACGGTCATCTGATTCGAGATATCTATTGAAATTAATATTTTGAATTGAACCGTCATTTAAAATGATGTCATCTTTCAAATCCTCGGACCAAATTCCAAGTTTTTCAAGGTCGCTGATTAAATACTTATTGATAATTGTAATTTCTCCACCAATTACACTGCGATTAAATATTGCTGAATGTGCTGGTTCAGTCATTTCATACGAACCAGTAATTTTTGCTGAACTCGCAACTGGCATTTGAGCTGTCACCAATGAATTGGAGATTCCGTGCTCCATTATGTTCTTTTTAAGTTCTGCCCAGTCCCACATTCCTGACAAATCATCTTCTGTTAACCCCCACATATCCCATTGAAGTTTGCCGTTTGCTACAGGTGAACCTTCAAAGTAGTGATATGGTTTATATTCTCCAGATTTGCATAATTCCATGCTTGCAGTTAATGCGGCAAAGTATATTGTTTCAAATATCTTTTTATTAAGCTGCTTAGCTTCAGGTGAAGTAAATGTTAAATCCAATAAATAGAAAACATCTGCGAGACCTTGTGTTCCAATACCGATTGCTCTTTGTTCTCGTCCACCTTTTTCTCCTTTTGCTGTTGAATAGTTGTTTATATCAATAACTAGATTCAACGCTCTGACTATTTTTTTAACTTCTTGATATAACTTATCAAAATCAAATCCATTGCCAGAAACGAAATTCTTTAACACAATAGACGATAGTGTGCAAATCGCAGTTGTTTCTTCATCTGTCGCTTGGAAAATTTCAATACACAAATTTGATTGTTTTAAGACACCAATATTTTGGTGATTGGTTTTTCTATTTGCGCTGTCCTTTGCTGCTAAATAAGGAACACCTGTTTCAATCTCGGCTTCGATAATGCTGTTCCAAAGTTCTTGAGCTTTAACTTTAACACCAATTCCCGCATCGATTGCTAATTGATAATTTGCTTCATATTCTTCACCGTAACACTCGTACAGAGGTTTAATCCCAGCTTTCAGAATATCATTTGGACAAAACAAATACCAGTCATCATTAGATTCAACAGCTCGCATAAAGTTATCTGGAACCCATAATGCTGTAAACAAATCTCGGGCACGTTGTTCATCCTTTCCTGCTTGTTTTTTGATTTCCAATAAATCAAAAATATCTTTATGCCAAGGCTCAATGTAAATTGCAGCAACACCCGGACGTCTGCCTTGTTGGTTAAAAAATCTTAATGACTCATTAACAATTTTTAAGTATTTCAACAACCCACCTGCATATCCACCTGATGAAGAAAGCCGGCTTTCTTTACTTCTAATATTTGACATACATAATCCAATTCCTGCAGCATCAGCAGAATAAACAGAGATATCTCTTAGCGTATTAAGCAATCCATCTCTGGAATCACCATCGTTATAGTGCAGAACACAAGATGCCAATTGTGGTATCTTTGTCCCGGCGTTAATCATAATTGGTGTAGCAGGTGATATTAATTGATTTGATAAAGATTTATAATAGTCAATTGCTTCTTCAAATGTTTTTGTAACCCAAAGTGCAACTCGCATATACATATGCTGAGGTCGTTCTATCACTACACCTGTCGGCTTTCTCAACAAATACATTTCCCGTAACGACTTCCAAGCAAAATAATCAAAATTGAAATCGTTATCATGGATAAGTTCCGAGTCGATTTTTTCTGCACCATACTTTTCAATAATGGCAATTAAACCAGGATTGATAATGCCGTCCTCAGCTAATTCCTTCATGGTTTCACTAAAGCTGGTTTTTGTTTCTCTGTGGTATGAAGAAATTGCAATACTTGCTGCAAGTTTAGAATAATCGTGATGACTACCTGTATATGCTGCCGCCAACTCAGAAATAAGTTTGTCAATTTGAGAAGTTTTCAGAATACCATCAGTTGGTACTGATGTGATAACCTTTGCAAAAATCTCGACCGGGTTTGTTTTTAAGTTTTTGTTTGCTTTGTTAATACGAGTAAGGATCTTCTGTGGCGCAAACGAAACCACATCGCCGTTTCTTTTTTCAATTTTTAATGACATTATCTAATCGGTTTTTTTAAAAATCTTCTGTAAATGTGAGTGGCTCACCAATTCTCGCCTTTTGGTAATCGATTGTTCTGCCTTCAAAGAAATTGTTTTTGGTTTCAATTGCTATCTGTTCCATAAATTTAAATGGATTATTAACTCCAAAATGTTTTGGTAATCCAAGTTTAACAAACAATCCGTCAACAACAAACTCTAAATATTGCTTCATCAAATTCGAGTTCATACCGATAAGTGAAACCGACAAAGATTCTGTAACAAATTCCTTTTCAATTTCCAAAGCGGAAAGTAGAATTTCTTTAATTCTTTCAGCAGAAGGACGTTGTTCGATATGGTTATTTAAAAGATTGATAGCAAAATCACAATGCAAATTTTCATCTTTAAAAATTAAACCATTTGCTTTTGCTAGTCCTAACATTAATCCTCTCGATTTTAACCAAAAAATTGAGCAAAACGAACCGGAGAAAAAGATACCTTCGACTGCGGCGAATGCAACTAATTTTTCTTGGAACGTTCCATTCTTAATCCAATCAAGTGCCCAGTTTGCTTTTTTCTGAACGATTGGCATATTTTCTAAAGCGTTAAAGCATTCGTCCTTTTCTTTTGAGTTTGACACATAAGTATCAATTAACTGAGAATAAGTTTCTGAATGTACGGTTTCCATAAAAAGCTGTATCGAATAAAAAGACCGAGCCTCAGGATATTGAACATCATTATAAAAATTCAAGGCTAAGTTTTCATTAACGATTCCATCACTTGCTGCAAAAAATGCCAAGATATTTTTAATAAAAAAGCGTTCATTGTCTGTTAAAGATTTCCAATCTCGGATGTCGTCTGACAAATCAATCTCAGCAGCGTGCCAAATTGCAGCTTCGTGGGCTTTATAAAAATCCCAAATGTCGTGGTGGACAATTGGAAAAGTAACAAACCTTGCATTACTTGGTTCTAAAATTTTTTCGTTCATTTTATTCTGGTTTTTTTATTATATTTAAAATTTTCTCTACTAATGGGTACTTTAAATGAGCACCTAATTCGGGTGTTAAGTATATAATCAGCAAAACAATAAATGAAAAATTATTTTCATCAACATAAGTAATTATATCAAAGTCTTCCCATTTTTCTGAATAGGTCTCTAAATAGTCAGCTATACTTTTTAATTTATTCGGGTCATCCTGAATCTCTTCTAACGTATAGTTTAGTTTTTTTATAATATACGGTCTACTGACTCGGTTTTCTAATTTATTTATTATACTATCAATAATTTCAATTTTGCTTTTCATTTTAATTATTTAATTGTTGTTCTAAATATTGAATTTCTGCTTCGATTGCTTCGTATTCTTTTTTTGCTGACTTACGTTTATTATAATAATCAGTCAAAACTGTGCGAAAGATTGAATCTTCCTTTTTACTAAAAACTGCTCCGGATGCAGTCAAGATTTCCTTTTCAAAGTCAACGGTTTCCCCAACTTTAATGTTTCGCAAATAAGAGTCCGGGGAAATATTCCATTGGCGCATAATAAATGGATATAGAGAAGCAAAGTCTAATGAACCTACCCATTCATATAATCCAGTTTTCGGGTCAACAACAAAGGCGCCTTCGTACTTACCTTTTTTTCTTTCAACCTTTTCAGATTTTGGTATTACTTTATTTCGATTTAAACACTCACGGCACATCGCGGCTTCTGCCATATAGATTGGAGAAAATGCTCGATTGATTTCAACCTTGGTTATGTTTGCAAGTGTTAAAAATGTTTGCAGTGTATTGAGCTTTTCATCAATCAGTTCAACTAATTTAGTATCGACCACATTATAAAAAATATACGACTCAAAATCATTATTATATAATTCTTGTAGTGAACCGTTAAATTTTACTTTTTGTACACCCAATACAGAACTTGCAACAAAGTCCAGAGTATTGTTTTCTTTAATGTCAACAACCCGATCCCATTTTTTATAGATATCCATATAGTCAACAATCAAACGGTGCATCGGCATCGGATTATACTTTCCAAGTAATTTCCCAGAAACCGATGAAGGTTTCATATTTATATTAAGTCTCTTGCAACGGTTTGTTAAATATTGCCAGTCAAATTTTGTAAAGTTCCAACCCGTTAGTAGTGGTAATTTTAAAATTGCTTTATGAAAAAAACTAACTAACATATCATACTCACTTGAAAACTTCAAATAAGCAAATTCCATAACCATCCCATTCAACTGCTTTTTCAAGTGTTGATTCATTCGGTTCTCAATACTTTTGATTTGCACTGCAGATAAATCCTTTAAACCCATACAGATCATTTTCTTGCCATTACAAAATGCAATTGCTGTTACTGGGTATTTTGCAGTTTCTGCTTTCGGCCATTCATCTCCAATCTCGACCTCGATATCCATGAACCATTTCTTTGGAGTATTAAATTCGTAAATTTCATCTATGGTTCCTGACGGCAAAGATTCGATATATTCAATTACTCTAAAGTTAGAGATGTGCTTTGCCTTTTTCTTTTTTACTGGTTTGTCGTCCCACGACAAAGTACCGGGATAGGATTTTTCGCCGGACTTGCAATACTCCCAATTATACATTTCCTCTTCAGGGATTCTTATGTTTTTTATCGAGACACCACCTTCTTTATTAAAAAAGGAAATGTTTAATTCTGAGTTTTCTTGTTCAATATCAATTATCATACTGTAAATTTTATAAAAAATAGGATTTAATTTTCTATGAATTTAATCCTATAAAGTTTTTTAAAAAAATATGATAATTCTAAAACTCTTTTTCTGCTTTCTGCATAAAATAACTATGAGTAGTTTCGGAGGGTTAAGTATCTAAGCTTACCTTTGAGCAACATAGCCAGACAAGATCTTTGCATCCTCAATCATTTGATCTTTATGAGTCATAACATCAGATTCTTTTTCTCCAATATGGTGCCCAACAATAAAACCAATTAAATACTTTTCAATTGAATAGATTGGAACAGTAACAAATTGAGTAACGCCCAGCTTTTCTAGCTCTTTTTTATCTTTGTAATCAATATCTTCAATATCAATAAGAAAGCATTTATCAGACAGCATTCTTGTTACCCACTGTGGATATTCTGAAGTTAAAACGTTTTGTTGAAGTCTTTTGAGTTTTTCGTAACCGGGTGCAACAGATTCATAAGTCATTGAAAACTTCTTCATACTTTTGCCATGAAAGAATTTACCACCGTTATGAAATTGAAATATTGAGGCTCTATCAAAATGATAATTTTTTCTAAATGTTTCGAGCCATTCCTGAACTGCAATCATTTCAATAGCATCTACTTCATTAATTATCTCATCCTCTTTCTTTTTCTTCTGAGAAATTCTATAGTCTAATTTAGTTTTAACAACAACGGTAATTAATGCTACACAAATAGTACCAACTGTTGTAATTAGTGTCTGAATAACATCTACGCTCATTTCATTTTGCTATTTTTCTTCATCCAACGTTTAACCCATTTTTTGTATTCCTCGTAGGACATAACTCCAATTTTGTCTTCTTTATTATCAATGTTGTTATCAAACCGGTCACCCGAACCAAGCGTGCCAAGTGTTGGCATTACCACATTACCAACACCGCTTGTATTATTCACAGTCGCAGGTGTACCAGGTGGAACTGGAACTGATGAAATTCCAGATTCTGTTACTTCCTCTTCTTCATCTTCGATAAATTTCATAAATTTTTTCACTAATGGATCTTTATTGTCTTTATTTGCGTATGGCAACATTGGCGCTACATTTGATGCATAAGAATAAAATTGCGGAAAGGGACCACCACTTAAAAAACCTGTTAAATTTTCTTTAACTTTCTTTTTCGGTAAGTCTTTAATTTTTGTTTCAGCAAATCTTTTTAATTCGGCTTTTGACATTGAATCAGCAAGGTCAGAAATTTGATCTCGGTATTCGGCGTCTATTTCTTTCGGGTCAGTACCTTCGTCCCCGCCACTAAGCTTAAACTTTTTAACTTGATAGGCTTGTGCCATCAATTTCTGCTGAGATTGTGATACTGCTGGCATATTAACCTAAATCGGTAATTTTGCTATGAACACGCTCACCAAGTTTTGAAAGAGAGTAATGCTTTTCTCCGTTCTTTTCAACAACATTAAAGTATTGCTCATTTCTTCTTACCCATTGCGGTGATGTTGTTCTTTGTGAGCCTTCATTCATACCTTTAATAAATTCGTATAGTGCAGCTTTTGTTACTGTTTTGTTTTCTTTAACAAAAGATAAAATTCTTTCACGAACAGGCGCATAGTCTGAAACAACTGTTGCTGGATGATTATCTGTGTATTTTCTTTTTACAGTTATAAGTGATTCACTTAAGAAGGTTTCGAAATCCATTATAAAACTCATATCTTTAAATTTTTTTAGTATATATCACTTAAGAGTTAGTGTAATTTTATCAAACATAAAAAACGCTATCGAACCTGGATTTTACTAAATACCAAAACGGGTGCATTTCCTCAGGTGTTAGTTTCTGAAACTCCGTTTCACTTGTTCCAATCTCAATTACTTCAAGTGCATCTTTGTATAATTTTTTTGAAATTTTCTCAAGTTTCCATTTATATCCTTTTTCGCCCCAGATTGCTTTGAAATTTTTTGTTTCCATCTCAAATAAGTCATAATTATTTATAGAACAATATATGTGCTCTGGTATAAAATTATCACATTTAGTAATTACTTTCTGAATAAGTGGAATGTCTAATATATAGTATCCAAGAAAAATTTCATTTCGATTATTTACAAACCTAGACGCTATTTTCTCAACGTCTTGCGTTTGCATATGAAGAAAATCATCCTTTACATCGTGGAAAAGAATAATCCTTTTCTTTGTCTGTTTGTGGATATTCTCTAATTGGTCAACTAATTTTTTCGTAATTAAAGAAAGATTACATACAACAACAGTTACCGCTTCTTTTTGCTCGTATGACCTTTCGCCGTCGAAAAAGGATTCTAATAAAACAATCGACTTTTCAACTTTACTGTCATCTGAGCCAGATTCTTTTTTATCTTCTTTCTTTTGACCTTCTTTCTTATCTTCTTTCTTATCTTCTTTTTTATCTTCTTTCTTTTGACCTTCTTTCTTATCTTCTTTTTTGTCTTCCTTCTTTTCTTCTTTTTTGTCTTCCTTTTTATCTTCCTCATTTAAAATAAAATTAAACTCTAAAAAGGAATAGTCACTTTCAACAAGCCTTGAAATTTCTTCAATTTTTGTATTAAAGTTATTAACAATACTTTCACTTAATAGACCGCTTGGATATTTTGGTTTCTTTAAATTTGCTAGAAATACAGTAAACAAATATTCGTATCTACTATCGCTTTCGATAATTTGTCTTGTTGTTTTATTTGAAATCCACTGCGAGTTGAAATTTCCACTTTTCTCTAAAAATTTAGGACGCTCCAAGCCGGAATCCAAAAAGTCAGATCCTTTTGCTTCAACAAAGGAATTAAAAATTTCTGATACGGTTTCCAAATATGCAATATCAGTATCCTTTGTGTCCGATTTAATTTTATCAATGTTAATTATATTGATGTGCTCGCAAATTTCTAAAAGTAAAATATCAAAAAGATGCCCTCTTGATTCCTTTTTACTTTCAGCAACTGTATCACTTTCAAGTTTGAAAAGCAAATCCTGTTGTTCAAATACAATCGAATCTATTTGCTGATGGGCTTCATTTAGTAATCCTTTAACCGGGAAAAAGGATTCGTTGATTTGCTCAGATTCAGACTTTGCAATACTTACTAATTGTTCTATGCTTTCTTCACTAAGTTCACCTTCAAAAAGAGGTTTGTTCCATTCACACCCAAAAATGTTTGACCATCTTTCCAAGACCTTTGCATCCTTAATGTCTCTGGAAATGTCTGAATCCGGTTTTCTGATTGTGATATCCGTTAAGACTAATCCTTTTTTAGGTCGTCTTTCATAACGTGTGGATAACGGTGCATTGGTTGGAAACCATGAAAACCCGAACCGATGGCGTGGAGGTATTGAGTTTTTAATTTCGGACGGCAAGCTTTGAATATGCGTAATAGCCTGTTCATATAAGTCATTAATTGTACGGTCAATTTTATTGAGTGGAACCTTTCCGTTCTTTCCATAAAAATAAATTTGATAATTATCTTGGTTTTTTTCAAACGCAAACCGATAAGCATCGAACTTTTCAGTGATGCGGGTTTCTCGTTTCAGAGTCTCACGAAGACCTTTTTCTCCGACTTTTTTGTAGAGTTCTCTAATATTTTTAATCCCAGCCATTTTAATATTTTGTTTAAATTCTAATTATATATCAAAGTTAAATAAGGTAGCTTTCGGCTAAACCGGATTCAACCATTTTTTGGTTGATGTTTACATAGGTAACAGTTTTAATTCCTTCATTTAGTGTTGTGGTTTCCAAATAAACAGTCCCTAAGATCCTTCCGTATTTCTCAGATCGATCTTTGATACTTTCTAAAATAATTGATTTTCCCATTATCATTGATGCTAACCAAGATTTTGCTGCTAACCCAGTCTTTCGAGTTTCGCCCTTAAGTTCAGGTGTATTAATTCCGTATAGTCTGATTTTTTGCTTGTGTAGTGTTGACCAAAAACCAAGATCAATATCAACTGTAATAGTGTCGCCGTCGTAGACATCGGTAACAAATGCTTTGTAAAGATAAAAGTTATTTAGTTCCATGGATAATTTATTTTTTGACTATAAAAAGGTCACAATTATAATTGCGACCTTAAAAACAAAGTTTATATGTTTTTCTATTTTCCAGCTTTGTCAATAATTGACCAAACGCCGCCGGTTAACGCAATTACCGAACCGCTGATTTCTGCCCATAACGGTTCGTCTAATAATCCTTTCATAACAAGAATACCGCCAACGAATGTAAGTCCATGACGGACGATTCCTAAAATTTGTTCTTTTGTTAGTTTCATAATAATAGAGTTTTTTTAAAATCCAAATTTCTTTGAACTGTATCAATTACTTTTCTAAATTTTTATTGTGCTATTTTAATATCTGTTGGTTTTATTATACTATCGAAAGTAACAACAGACTTCATATCCTCTGGCATCAATGGGTCAACCCACCATGTATATCCCTTAGCGTTAATTTCCAATATAACCGGGTCGGGTATTTTAAAGTAATTAGTCATTTTTCTTGCTGCGCCAATTGATGTTACGCCAAAAACAGCAGCGTATAATTGCATTGTAACATTTTCACCAGATAATCCTTTACTGAAAGTTGATGAGTGTGCCTGCGCCTCAGAAGCAATCAGACCTTTTTGCATTATATTATCAAGATTTGCTCTTGCTGCAACGTGGAATACTTTTCTTGCTTTTACTGGTTTTGCAGCAATCATTGTTTTCATTTCGTTATCACTTGAATATCCTCTTATTGTTTTTAAAATAAGAATATTCTTATGCTGTCTACCATATTTTTCAATATCTGCTAATGTTTGTTTGATTTGTAATTCAGTAGAGGTGTCTATATTTACTAACACTCCGTTATCGAATACTTTAACTTCGGCAAAGCCATTTTTTTTAAAAATAGCCGCAACGTCTTGTTTGACTGCATTTGGATTGTAATTAGATTCATTGATTGAATCCAATTTAGACTCAAGCAAAAATTCATTAAATGTAAAAATTCTTTTCATAATATTTTTTTATTTTAAAGTTATGTTATTTGACATTATTTTGGTTGGCAGATATTTAGGAAAAAGTGTTTTGTAAAGTCTTCTGCGTTTTTCATCAGTTGCATCAATTATAATCTCTTTACTCATACCCCAAGAATTTAAAAATTCCTCTATGATTGCGGCTACTGTTTTTATTATGGTTCTAACATTCCCTTCTCCTGTCATTTCGAAAGTATCAATCTTGTTAAAATCTCCTTTATCAAGTCCAAATGATAGATCAAATTTACCTTCTCCTGCGCGGTATTCTCCTGAATAAAAAACTACTTTATATTGTTGGGTTGGTGAATTAAAAATATATTCAGCAACTAGAAGTTCATCCTCATCATCATATTGTTCCTCTTCTTCTCGAAAAGGATATGGTTTTTCTAAACTTTCATTTAAGAAGCTTTCAAACGTTTGGATGTGTTTCATTTTGTATTACTTAAATTTTTATTTACTGATGAATTTTTTGAATTTATCTAAAAACTCAATAAAATCTTTATCAAATAAATTTATACTTATTCCAATATCTTTTAATGAATCGATATAGTCAGAGAAATATTTTTTATCATATATCGTAGATTGTTCCAGAGTTTCAATTCCTATATTTGGATACATTTTTTCATAACCTATATAAGTTTTGTAGTCATTCTTCTCAACGTATTGTTTCAATTTATCCAAATTCCTATCAATTATGCCAACATTTTTTTTGTAATCAGAGTCTTCTAAATTATCAAATGAATATTCATAAAATAATTTTTCTAAAGTATCAAAAGTTGTATTCCAATCATATATACTTTTGGCAAGATCATCTCCCTGAAATTTAGTTTTTACATATGGAAGTATTTCACTCTTTTTTAATTCTGAATCCTTAGCCCACTTAGGATATTTCTTTTTTAATTTATCAAGTAATTTGGAAATCATTTCCGCAATCCTATCTTCAAAAATTATAGTGTTATCTTTATAAAGCCCAACACCTTCGTCATAAATCTCCTTGAAATCCCTTCCTTTATTTATATGCAAATAAACAGCGCCATACTCATTAGTATCAACATAAAATAGAGAAGTAATGTTTTTTCTATTTTGTGGGGTATTATCGACATCATAAAATTCAATGATTGAATCAATAATTGAATTTGTAACAACATCTATAATAATGCTGGACTTATTTATTCGAGCTACGTCAAATTGAATTTGCTTCTCATTCTTACCAATTTTAGTAAGACCTTTTTTATGACCCGTAATTTTGGTTAATGCATCAATTAAATTATTTGAAATGAAAGTATTGACATCGTAACTATCTAACGATTTCAATTCGTTTAAGAAACTTTCAAATGTTTGGATATGTTTCATTATTATTTTGTTTTTTAAAAATAAATAATTATCTTATTGACCATTTTAGTTTTTTCGGTTCAAATATGTTAATTTCAAATTCTTCTAAACCTTCTTCTGTATCATAATCAAACATTATAGCGCCATCGTATTTTTTCTTGGCATCATTAAGTATTTTATTTACATTTCTTTGCGTATCTAATTCTTCAAAAAAATCTTTACCCGGCATTAAATTAAGATTTGATATATTAGCCATTAAAATAATAGGCTCCCCGCCGTGTTCTTCTGCAGCCCATTCTGCGTGTTCTTTAGCAATATCATATTCAATTGTGGTTGAAATTCCAATTAACGCATTAGCATTTCCAGATTTTAAACCGCGTTTGGAAAGGTCAAAGCCGTTCTTCAATATATCGTCAGCCATGATTGAATTTGTTCCGTGATAAACCTCACGGTATATATTTGATTCATTCAAGAAGCTTTCAAATGAGTGAATATGTTTCATAATAATTATTTCTTTAATTTTTTAGCAAAGTTTATCAAATAATCATTAGCAAAGTCTTCTATTGTTTTTATATAGTCAGGTATTTTTTCAGTTCTAACTTTTATTGCTAATTTTCCCGCCTTTGTTAGAATTAGAGCAACTTTGCCATCCTCATAACCTAATTTGTAATGACTGACATTTAATGTTTTATAAGTACCGAACTTATCGCCCATAGCTAATCCTAACCCAACGTCTGCTTTTGGTAGATTCTGAGCTGGAATTTCGGAAGCAGGTACTGATGTAAGAATATAATTTAATGATTTACCTGTGGCTTCTATAATAGATTCTTCATTTAAGAAGCTTTCAAACGTTTGGATGTGTTTCATATTTTAACTAAGTTTACTTTTATTTTGGTTTCACCAAGAGCCCATGCTGTCGTTAAACGATGATGGCCATCATATATTGCTAATCCATCAGGAAATTGTACAACATTAATAGTTTTTAATTTACCATCTTGACTAATCATTTTCTTAACTTTATTACTTTGAATGTTACGTTGAGTAATTTGAATGTCTTTTACATTTACTGATTTTATCTTAGCGTCTTTCTCATTCTTTTCAAATGCATTTGCAACATCGCTCCAAGAATGTTTCGTAATATCAAAAATGCCGTCGATTCTTTTTGAATCATCAAAAATTGCACCTTTTGGCAAAGAATCAATTTTTGAGTAAGCTTGCTCTAATTTAGAGCTTAATATTGATTCATTCAAAAAGTCTTCATATGTATGAATGTGTTTCATTCTATTTTATTATTTGAATTTCTATTATTCATCTCCGTAAAGTTCGTGATATTTTTTAGTGTGCTTGGACGTTTTTAGCAGTTTCTTGCCTTTAGTGTCACCTGGCATTTCTTTGTATGCTTTGGGGTCATCGTCATCCATATCAGCTTGTTTTGCGATTTGTGCTTTCTTTTTCGCAGAAGTAGATTTGGATATCCCTTTGTAATAACCACCTTCAATTACAAAATCATTATATGTTTTTATGTATTGCATTTTATTGAAATTATTTTTTAGGATTGAATCCAGAATCTCTTGCTTCTTTGGCTAAATCTTTATCTGCTTTCCCCCATGTTCCTTCACCGCCAGATAAAAAGCTGTTAACTCTGGCGTATGCCCACTGTTCCTGTCCTGCACCTGGACGGTGTCCGCTTTTCCATGCTGCCATTCCACGGCGAAAAACTGCACGAATTATTCCAATCGGACATCCGGATTCGTCGGCTTTATTCTTTACTCCGGTCTCTAGCGCTTCGCTGCCCAACGGTCCGCGGTCAGTAGACTTCTGTTCGTTATCATCAGCCTCTTGTAAATAATCCAGCAACCAGCTTTCAAATAATTTTATAAACATCTTATTTTCTTATTTTATTAATATCCTCTACGAATACTTTAATTGCCTCTTCTGGGTCAAATACGCTGAACTGTGGCGCTTGATTAACTTCTAAAACATACCATTCACCTGTATCTTTATTTTGTACTAGATCAACACCAGACGTATAGAAACCCATAGAATCATGAGCACGTTTTGCTATATTCATTTCTTCAAATCCTAATTCTACTCTTTTGCCCGTTCCGCCCAACGAAATATTATTTCTAAATTCTCCGGCTTCTTGACTTGAGCGCTTAACTGTAAATACGTTTTTGTTTCCAATAAAGAAAACACGGTAATCACAATCATTCGGAATAAACTCTTGAATTAACAAAATATCATTTTTTAATTTTCCTGCTACCCGTTTTAATTCAGTTTCATTCTTAACAATTGTAACACCTCTTCCTTGTGAGCCGTGTGCGGGTTTTAAGACAATTGGAAATTCATACTTAGTAGAAACAAAATCAACATTGCAACTTGATCCTGTGCAGGTGTACGTTTTAGGAATACTTACATTATTTTCAGATAGCACTTGTAGCTGTTTGTATTTATTGCTAGTATATCTTGGTTGTCCGTAGCAAAGAAGTGATATGTCCTTTTCTTTACAGTATTTTTCTACCAACAGAAAATTTTCATATGCATCTGTATCGGCGCCATACGAATTAACCAATCCAACAAATACCAATGAATACTCATCTAATTTTGTTGTATTGTTGAATAGATGCCCATCAAAGAAGTGTATATTATCCAAACTTGAGAACTCTGAGTCGCTGATGTATTTTTTAGTTAACTTTTCTACATTATACATCTTATCTTCCATATCACTACAGTCAAAGGAAAAATCTAAAAATAAAACAGGTTTCCGCTTATCTAAAAAATCAAAATATGTAATCATATGTAAGTAATTATTTTTATATGTCAATTACCAAGGTTCATCGGATGTAAGACCTAATTGCTTATAAAAAAGCGATGGACCATAACACGCCCAGAACCCGGCCTTGTTTGGATCCATTTTTTTCTGTAAATCACATTGGTGTCTAGACCAAAAATTGGCTGCAGCACCAGGATCGCTATTTTTAATACTTAATCCAGAAGCATCGCCCCATTCTATCTTCTTTGCAATTATATTGCCTTTCTCATCCACTTTTCCGCTGTTTCGATATACAACGAATTTTTTGTTTCCACCTCTGCTAGGCGTATCTAATTCAACTTGGCGGCCATCGTATATTGCCTTTTTTCCAACTTCTAAATTTTTTGCCATCCAGGCGGCTTTGTCATTAAGAATGATATTGCCTTCGTCCCAGTACTTTTTAGTCTCTTCAAAAAGACTCTTATACGCTTCACTGCCAATTCGGTAAACCGAATTTGTAATGTCCAATCCGTTATCCAAATGGTAACGAAAGCCTTCAGATACCTCAAATTGTTCAAATGTCTTTACGTATTTCATTAGTATTTCTATATCTTTATATTTATCTAAGATCAACTTTTGTATTCTGAAGATTTTACTTTTTTACCTTTGTCGGGACCACCTTCTCTCGGTATCATACCTTGTGCAATCAATGAAGTTTTAACACCAAACGGAATATCTTTTCCGCTTTCATAATCCTTTTTATATTTCTCAAGTGTTTCTTTTGTGTATGGTGAATCTTTTTCTTGTATAAAATATTCAAAGGATTTAATGTGTTGCATAAAAATAATTTATTTAAAATTTAAGATTGCCACGTTCAATAGAATAACCTTTCTTTACTAAAATTGGTTCCACTGCTGTTGCAATTGCATCGCCTAACTCTGCAAGCAATGCCATATCATAATTAACCAAACCTAATCCAACAACTGCGTTTCTAATGTTGTATGCGGATATGATTCTTTTTTCATTTAGTTCTTCTGATTCTGAAATCGAGAATTCTTCAAATTTTTTAATTTTCATTTTTATAAGTATTTTTTTTAACCAAAAATATTTGGATAATCTTCAACACATTCTATTGGGAACGGAACTTTAGTACCAAATATTCTTACTTTAAATTCGTTCAATATATCATTAAGCTTATCTGCGTGGATAAATTTAGGATCCGTAACAAGTTCCCACATACTTTCGAATGTCATTAGTTTAGAAATTGGGACGTCCGGGCCGAATGCTATTTCCGCAATAACCTCTGGCGTATTTGATATAAATTTATCTTGGTCGGCAAGTAATTTTGCACCACTTACAATATTTCCTTTTTTTCCTAAAAAGCTTTTTGATACCTGTACAATTCCCTGATTTAAACGAAGAACATAAGAACGGTATTCTTCAACTTCACCTTTGTCTGTTAATTTTATAGTTTCCTTTTTTACGTTTGATATTATATTCATTAAAAGAATGTTTCGATAAAGACCTTTATATTTTGACTCAGATTTTGTAAAATCTGGTGAATAATACATAAACGAGGAAAAATCTAAATTGTCCGTGAGCATTAAATCTATTTGTGCTATGCCGTTATTTGACTTTCCGCTGACCGGAACGCCAATTGATACTTGTTGGAATCCTTTACTTACTGTAGTTGAATAACCCGCTGATTTTAATTTAGAATCAATAAATTCTAAAACATCATTTAAAGCTAAGCCGTTAACGCCAGCTACTCGGTCAACAAGAACTGCAATATCAACATCACCTGATGTTTGATTTACTGCTTTTTTCTTAAATGAACCAATTGGTCTTGCGTAATCTTCAGTAAGTCCAAGAATTGGAAATACTTCTTTCACCACATGGATATATGTTTCTTCTACTTCTGTTTGATTTATTGGTCTTGCGTCTTCTACCGCATTGCCACCTTCATTTATATTTTTCTGCTCATTTAAAAATTCAAAAAAGTTAAGTAGACTCATTTAGTAATGTATTTTTTCAATTCGTTATAAAATTTATGCACTGATTTAGGCGTCATTTCTTTAAATAATACAAGGTCATCATTTGCTATTGCTTCTCTAACTTTAGTGCCTGACGGTCCACCTGGTTCCCTAGCATCGCAAATTTCTAACCTAAATGTTTCAGATATCGGAACATCACTTTTTTCCGAATTTATATAATTGATTTGTGAGATGTAAGATTTATATCTATCACTACCGCAGCCCATGCCAATTGGGTAGAAATCAAATTCTTCTCTTAAATATTTAACCATTTGCGGTACAACTGTCATCATACCTTGTGGGTAAAGACAATAACCGGCTAACCAACTATATTCATTTGCAACTGCTTCTCCTATTTTTTGAAGTAAAGAATCTGGGAAAGGCGACTTGTCAGTTTTCGATAGTATTTGAACAGGAACAACTGGAAGACTGAATATATTATTACAACGCTTCATAGCTGCCAGATGCCCGTTATGAAATGGCTGAAACCGTCCCGGAAATATAACAACTCGTTGATTACCAATTTTACTTTCAACTATTTGATGTTCAAATATAAATTCCGCAAATGTATTTACATATTTCATAATTATAAATTATTTAATATCCCAGTTTACTGGAGTATAGGCATTGATTTTTGCTAAAACATTATCAGCAATTTGCTCGGCCGCAATTGTTGGTTTGCCTGCTCTTTTTATATAAACGTAAAAAGACTCAGTTAGCATTACGGTTTTACCTTTTTTATGTCGAGACACAACTCCAATTTCGGCTGGAATAGTTTGTTGTTTTGTTACCACTTCAGTATCAACTCCGGCCTGGACAAAAGTAAAGACAATATCGCCATTCATATATCTATTAATTTCTTCACCCATTGTAATAAGTTTTAGCATTGTTGCTGATGCACCTTCGTGGGTACCAAATAAAATATTGCCCGGAACAACTCGAGAACGACTAAGGTTTTGTTGCTGTGCTACTGAAATATGATTAATAACCCATACAATATGAATGTGGTCCGGATCATAGCCAAGTTCATTTGCAAATTGAGTAATCTCATTAAGTTTTTTGATGTTCTTTAAAGTAACATCAAAAATTAAATTAGGTTTTCGATCTGGAGCTGCTGCTAATACTGAAGCATACATTCTTTGCATCTTTTTTTCGTCTACGCCGTATTCATCGCCAACAACCGCGTGTAACTGTGCAACATCTTCGGGTGTTTTGAGATTCATTTTTGTAATGTCTATTCCGGTTTCTGCTTTTGCTTTTGCCGCGAAATTCTTGCTTTTCATTGCGAGTGATTTCAGCTCATCAACATCAAACACCCAGCCATCAAGACCAATTAAATTATCTTTAACAAATCCCTTTCCGCTACCAGCACCACCTGCCATAATTACAATATTGCCAAATGGCTGATAGGGTTTGTTGTTGAAAACTATCAGTTTTTCTAATAGTTCATCTTTTGAATTGGATTCCCTAATAAATTCAGTAAGGGATTTTAAGTACTTTAAACCCATTTTAATAGTTTTTTTTATAAAGAAAGAAGCATATCAACAACCTCTTGTTGTGGAAACAAATCAACTTTTCCGGCTTGGACATTTGTATGTAACCATACACCTGGTGTTTTATTACATAGCGCAACATCTACTTTGTCAAATGCACTTATTCCATATTTCTTAATTTGTTCAACAATACCTTTTCTTGGATCAATACCGTCACGATTAGCAACCCAAAGAATCCAATCCTTTAAGACGGAAATCTGTTTGTCAGAATATTTGTGCCAATGTTTGAATCCTCTAAATGCTTGTGCTAATTCAACAATTTGTGATGGATGGGCTTCGGTTCCAACATAAGTATAATATGAATTTGGTTTCAGTGCAGTCCAAATATATTTTTTCTGAGTTGCATCGTATCTTTGATATCCACCTTTTGTTAATTGTCCAAAACAGCAAACTTCAATACCTACACTTTCTCGGTGCATGGCATCATTTCCGGTTCCTAAATGCCATCCGTATCCACCTTGTGGGAACACCTGGATTAGTTCGCCGTCGTGCTTAGTATTATTTCCAAGAATACTTTGTCCGCCTAAAACAAATTCAGTGGCAACAGCACCTCTGTTGTCCATTCCCCAAGTACTAACCGCTCCGTTTGGATCGTGCCATCCCGCGGTGTGATGTAGAAATATCCAACGTTTATTTACCGGTCCTGGGAAATATTCACCTTTCGGTAAATAATTTTTTGCAAATGTTAAACCTGTGCTTGGTTCAGTAGTTTCGCTAATATCGGTTGTTGCGATTCCCATTGCAGTCCAAGTTTTTGGACCAACAATCCCATCATCTACTAAACCATTTGCCTTTTGCCATGCTTTAACAGCGACTTCTGTTTTTTGACCGAAATCACCATCAGCAGAAATCTTTAAAAACTGCTGAAGTAAAACAACTGATGCCCCGGACGAGCCTTTTTTCAAAATCATATTTTAAAAGTAATTATTTTTTGAAGTATATAATTATTTTTATTTACTATATACGAGCATTCCTCTGAGTTGGTTAATGGGTGCAAATATCCCAGTATATTTATACTGCTTTCCTTTCCATACAAATGTAATACCTTCACTTGGTACAATTGAATCCAAACCGCCGACAGCAGCAATTCTTTCCAATTCTCTATTTAGTTTTTCGATTTTTGCAGTATCATTACTTGCTTGGATTTGTTTAATTGCATTTTCAATTTCTTGGCGCATTGTTAAAGTTGCCTCGGTTGGATTTGCTGCTAAGAACGTATTGATATTTTTTAAAAACGTTGTTCCTACTTCTAAAAACAAATATTCAACGGGTTTGATAATTTCCTTTTTTAATTTTACCCCTTCTGTTTTTTCTAATTCGATATACCAATCTGCTGCGGTACCAAGATCTTTTTTGATGTTTGGGACTTTATAACTTTTATCATCAAAATAAAGTCTTTTAACTAAAAGGTCAACAAAATCCGGTAAAATTGTCTGTCCAGCATCTTTAATCATTTTGCTGAGTTGCATTTTGCCCATTGCTGCAACATAATCGCCAAGAGTTGAATCCCATTTTATTCCGGCATTTTGGACAAGTTGATTTATTTTTCCCATGAATTTTTTCTCTAACTCACCAGCATTTGGTAATGGAATTGACTCTATATTTTTAGGACCACGGACATAGAATGTTGATTGGACATCTGCGTTTGCAGCTTTAATAAGATTCCCTAATATATTTCCGGCTTCTTTGTCATTATCAATTGGTTCTCCAGCTTGATTGTAAGTTAGTATACCATGAAAAACTAACATATCCTGTCCATAAGGAATTACGTTTTGTGTTCTGGGCGTAATTACTTCAACTGAACCAAATTTTTCTCCATTATTAAATAAGAGAATTTTGTCTTCATCTCTTAGTTTGCTAATTGCGCCCGAAAGATCTTCCATTGCTGTTCTAAACGCAACTTCAATTTCACCTCGACCTTTAAACATTTCGACTATACCATTGATGTCTAAAGCTTTTTCTCCAAAATTTTTCAAATGCCCTTTATTTCTCGCTCCAATCAACTTCCCATCCTTCCAAGAGAACATTAAATTTTGCCCATCTGTTTTTTCCATAATAAAATTTTCCGGAGTAAAAAGACCATGGACGGTTGCAAGTATCATTTCCTTGAAATCTTCCATGGTCAATTCCATATCCTCAAAAGGATGATTGAGGTGCCCGTAGGCACCTCCTTCATTAAGTAGTTTTTCAAATATCCAAGAAGTATTGAATTGTAACTTCTCGTTAAGAAATTGTGTATATGATAGTAATGCCATTATTTATTATCCTTTATTTAACCTACCAATTGCAGAACCCCAATCGCCTGATTTCTCAGCATCCTTTGCAAGGCCGTCAATTACTTTATTAGCAATTTCTTCATCGAAATTATCCGGGTGTTGTTTCTTTAGGATTTTCATTGCATATTCACGGAAATCTTCTTTGTTTTCGATTGTTCCTTTGCCTGCACGGTCCTGAGCTTTTTTCGCATCTTTGATAGCGCCTTTTGATTCAGCTTCAGCATCCTTTGCCTTTTGTTCAGCATCTTTTGCCGCAGTTTCCGCCTTTTTGACTTTTGATTCTAATTCTTTAGTTTCGTCTTTAATCATTTTTTTGATGTCTGCCTTGTTGATTTCAGCTTCGCTAACTTCGTTTTGGAAAACTGGGTAAACCTTTCCGTTAAATTCGAATTCATCTAATCCTTCTTCGATTGCTTTTGCTCTTGCAGCCATCCAAGCGTTACCTTCGTTCATTACCATGAATTTAGTACTTCTTTTCAGCCATTCCATTGTTTCTACATAAGAAGTAGATTCAGGATGTTTAGGTTTTCCAGTAGAATCTATGGTTCCTTTTTTCGTGTCAACGGTAATCGTGAAGCTTCCAGATGCTGAAGTTACTTTAACTATAGGACCATTTACTTCAACTATCATTTTTTTAGGCTTCAAAAACGCCGCAAAATGGCTTTGATTTTGTAGTAAAAACGACGCTATTATAATCGGGTCGTGCCAATCACTAGCTTCGTTTATGCCTAAACTTTCTTTAACGCCGTGTTCTTTAACGTCTTTTTTGCCAGCTTCTGAAGCACCTTGGCCTTTTTCCCAGTCTTTGGTAATTTCGGTAAAGAATTCTGATTTTTTGTCAGCTGACAAATCAGCAGGAGAGTCAACTCCATATTTTTTCAGTTTTGCAGAAAAGTATTCTTGATAGCTTTGTTGCAATTTTGATAGTTCACGCTTTTCAGCTTCGCGGACAGCATCTGCCCATTCTGAGATTTTTTTCATTTTTTATTGATTTTTATTTTTTACATATTCAATACATATTCAACAGCTTCTCTAGCTTCTTGATATACGTTTGGAGTTAGTTTATCCATAGATGCTGGCTCTACATTTTTACCCTTTAGAAGAGTAGCGCTTGTTTCAACTGGAATTTGTCCGAATGTAAAGTAGAAAGAGTCGTTTGTTGCGGAAATTATAAGCTGTAATGTATCAAATCCTTTACCTAACTTTGGGTTTTTATTATCTCTAACTTGATAAACTGAAGGCGGATATTTACCATCTTTGGTAGATCCTCCACTGCCAAAAAGTTCGAGCTTAATTCCAAGCCTCTGTTCTATTTCTCTTTGAAGTCTGTTATCCATAGCTTCGTTTAAAAATCCTTCGAATGTTTTAATGTGTTTCATATTTTTTTGTTTTTTTTATATTATTTCGACCAAAGCATTACTGTTCCTGGGTCGGTGAACTGAACATACCAACCACATTTGTCTAGAAATTTAGCAAGGTCTTTATGAACACCTTGAGGGTATTTAGAACCTCCGTGATGGTAGTTAAACATCTCGTCTTTGGCATTTGGCATTAATAAGCTATCACTATCACCTAACCAAATACCACCTACCTCACCATCAAATTCTTCTGATTTTTTTACGAAATCAAGACCATATTTAGTGTACATAATGCTCATCATTTCGTCTCTTGTTAAAACCTTAGCTTCGTTTAAAAATCCTTCGAATGTTTTAATGTGTTTCATAATTTTTATTTTTTTATTTTTACATTTTCATACCATATTGGTTAAATCCGCCATAATGGCCATTTACCATATCACTAACTGTTTTATTAACTGCTTTTACTTTACGTTCAGATGCTTTTGCGAGACGGTCAATTATATCACTATCAATTCGCATTCTTTTGTCTAAACAGTAAACAATAGTAGAAACGCATTTATTAACAGTATCAATTTTATCATCGCTCATTCCTTTCATAAACTCATCGTATAGACTTCTTCTAAGCGGCTCAAGAGTTTCGTCGGAAAAGTTAACTGAAACTTTAATATCTGAGATGTTATCTGTCTTCATAATACTGCCGGCGTTTGTTAATCCTTTTTTGCCTTCAATTAGAAAATCAGTATATGTCATAATCCATCTCATTCAGTATATATTCTTTTTTATTAAGTAATATTTACATTATATATCTTATATGGAAAGCCTTGTTCTTGATAAACTTTAATTCTTTCATCGCTATGGCGAATTAAATAGTTTTTGTTTTTCCATTTTTCACCTGTTGAGAAATCATCAACAAAGTCAATAATGTTAACTTTCTCTTTGCCTTCAAAAAGGCGAAGACCGCGGCCTATTGATTGACGGATGATTTTTTCACTTTTGTATGACTCAACAAAAAAGATATTATAAATGTTATTAATTGAAATACCAGTTGAAAAGGTATTAAAACTTGCCACGAGAATTTTGTTCTCGCCAACTTTCATATTTTCAATATAGTCATCTCGCAGATTAATTGAAGTACCACCATCAACATAGTATACATTCTTATCAGTAGTTGATTCTCTAAGATAATCGTAAATCCTGCGGCCATAAGAGTCTTTAACATTTTGAAAAAGAACTAATGTGTTTTTTGTTGTTTTTGCAATAAAGTCACAAACAAATTTAAATCGAGCTTGGTTTTCAATTACCAATCGCTTTTCAATTTCCAACATTTTTGTGCCGTCGACTTCTTCTTTTCTGCTTCGTAAGTCCTCGAGTTTCATTCGCATCTCATCGTTTAAATATTGCATTTTGACAACTTTAATAGCGACCGGAGTTGCGTACTTGTTTTCAATCAAAAAGGACGCCGGGATATTATTAACGAGAGGACCCAGATAAGCTTGAATTGTTAATGCCTCGGTTGAACCATTTTGTAAAAGTGTTCCACTAAGACCAAACGTATATCGAGCGTTTTTGCATTTCGATAAGATATCTTTAATGCTCTTTGCTTGCGTGTGGTGTGCTTCGTCAACACAGACACCATTGATGGATTCGTAAAATTCAGTATCTAGTTTAATGAGTGATTGATATGTTCCAATAATGAAATTTGGATTTTTTACTTTACGGTCACTTCCGCCGTATATCATTTGCCGAACAAAATCAATTTTATCTTGGTTGTAAAATTCAAAATCTTCAATAGTTTGAAGAACCAAGTTTGTGTTTGGAACAATCATTAGGAATTTCTCAATGAGTCCTTTTGTGTAAAGATACCCAAAGATCATAAATATAATTAAAGTCTTTCCCGCTGATGTTGCAATCTCACTAATACTTTTTCGGTATTTAATAATTGGAATACAAGCATCTATCTGATAGTCCCTGGGAACCAATTTTGGATGGTCACTGAAAAATTCTGCAACCCAAGTTCGAAAATCTTCTTCATCAAATTCATAGTCAATGATTTTATCAAGACCACTAAACTCAATTTGAAATTTATATTTTTCGCAAAGTTGAGTGAGTTCACTCCAAAGACCAACAGGTAGGCGGTTGGTCTTATCAATAAATGAGATGTAGCCATCCCATAATCCTTTTTTTACTAATGGATGGAATCTCCAATTGCTAATTCTTTTATTAAATGAATGTCGGATTTGTTCGAGCTCTTCATTCGTAAAATCTATGAGTTGTAAGAAATTTAAACCTTTAACTTCAGCAGTAACCACGTTATGGACTTTTGTAATATTTAGAAATGATAGACATTGGGTCCCAACTTCTATGAAAGTCTGTAACCCAATGTATATATTCACTTCTTTTTTCGACCAACTTTTCTCCACTTAAAACGTGCTCGTCAATCCCATCCTTTGAACTAATCCAAATTTCAATACGGTCAATTGGTTTTCCGTATAGTTCTTCAAATGCAATACTATATGCTGCGCCTTGTAGAAAATATTTGTTTACCGTTTCACTATCTCTTTTTGAACTTGCTGATTTGAAATCCGCGATAATCCAATTATCCGATTGGTCAACAAATGCAAAATCCAATGTCCCAGAATATTTGTGTGTTAATGACCAAATAAATTTTTCAGTAAAAAGAACTCGTTTTACCCGATCCAAATAACCTTCATAATAGTAATTATAAAAAAGATCTCGACCTACTTGAATTGCAGTATCATTGAACACTTCTCGGTCCAAGTCTTTAATTGTTTTCTTTTGTGTATAAAGTAAACACTGTTCACTGTTACCGCCATTCCGCATACAGATAAAATAGTTCTCTAAGTAATTGTGCATTACCGAACCTCTTCTTGCTGCCTTTTTACTTATTTCATCTAATACTTCCTTTCCAAGTGCAGCTTCAATTTCCTCAAGGCGGCCAGACTTTATTTCTTTTAATACAGTTGTAACCGACGGAAAAAGTAAAATGGACCCATCGGAAGCAATGGGTCCAGTTTTTGGGTAGTAGTACCTACCTTCAGGCGTATCGAGTCTAATTAATTGCATTAGTTTCTTCTATATTCTTCGAGTGAAATTCTGTGTTTAATCGCAAAGACAATATTATCAATAGTTTTAATTGTGTCTCGCATATAATCGAAATGGTTTTGGACTACATCTTTTTTTTCTATGATATTTGAGATATCATTATTGATGTAGCTTTCCTTGCTGTCTTTATCTAAGCGGACATCAAAATTATAAGTATAATATACATATCGCTCATGCCGCTTTTCTCTAACAATTTTATTGAGTTTGATTAAATGTTCCATTAACGTATGTGAGTACTCTAAAGCAATTTGTCTTTGTGAATAGACATCGGTCATTAGTTCACCGATTTGAGAAATATGTTTTAATTGATCTGAGAATTCTTGGATTTTATTAACCCAATCACGTCTTTCTTGTTCGAATCTTTTAGAAAGCGCATTCTCAGAAGAGTTTTGACTTTGATTTTCGACTTGTTGCGACATAACTTATAACGTTGATTTTATCTTTAATAGGTTCTTTTGCTTCAAAAAATATTTCAGGTTTTTTCAGGTCAGACTCAACTTTAAAATTTGCCAAGCCTTTAATTTTTTCGACATCAATCAAACCTAAAAATTCATAGTCAATGTCAAAGTTCATAAACATCAAATTTATTTTTTGAAAAGTAATCTGCAAGTTTTGGTAATTTAAATCCTTTTCTTTTTGCCAAAACTAACAAATCAGTTAAGTCCATTTTCTTATTAGTATATATGCCTAAATCAGTCAAAAGTTTTTTCCACAAGAAAACCGGATAACCATTATTTGCTTTGTCAATTGCTGCCTTAATGCCTGCGGTATCGTAGTCATACATATATCTAATGTTTCCAAATTTAAATGGAATATCAATATTTGCCGAACAAGTTCCTACACTGTTTCGCATTAGAAATGCGTCTAAAGGGCCTTCAAATACGGTTATAGGTTTATCCATATCAATATCCAAAATGCCAAAGATGGTCGATATTTCGTTATTTTCAACCACATCAGGCGTTACTTCCAAGTTAAATGTTTCATATAACTTAATTAAATCATAAGTCATATATTTTGGTTTAAACTTGAAATTTCTAATTTGATAACCAATAACAAAATTTGTGTTGGGCACTAGATTAAATATATATAATTGCTGTTTGACCGGGTCCCAGGAAAAACGCTCTAAATTAGGCTGTCTTCTTTTAATTAAATATGTAGATATATCCGATTTGTCAATTCTGATTAAATTGAATTTTTCCTCAATTGTTTCTCTGGGTATTGCAATTTTAGCAAGTTCTTCTTGGTTCCATAAAAATGAAATATTTAATGAATCATTTTTTTGAACATTTCTTTTTTCTAAAGATTTTGCTAATGTAATTTCTTCAAGTGACAACTCAATATTGAATGACTTTAAAAAGCTATCAACACTTGCATATTTTCCACAGTTATAACATTTATAATAAAGAGATTCCCCAGTATATAAGTTTCCTCGCTTTTTATAATTGTCAGTATG